TATATAGTAGTTATTTTTATTTATTTATATTAATCTACTAAAAGTTTATCTTATTTTTTAATATATACAACTTAAATATATAGGTCACCGGAGAACCCCCTTCTCACTGTTGCATCTAGAGGCCCTTTTCGTATGGCAAAATTTTTATTCCATTAGATTTTGCGATCTGCCTATCCATCTAATGGCATTTTACTAAATTCGCCCAAAAAACGAAAAACCTGCACAACTGAGAACCTAAGTTACGGAGAACCTAAACTACACAACATTTTCCCACGCCGCAACTTGGTTCTCACAACACCTCACCGCTGATGTAACTTCTCGCATACTAACAAAAACATACCGAAAGCCTAAACAACGGCAATACTAACTTCTCACAACATCACCGCTGACGTAACTTCCTAGAATCTGACTTCTTACACGCTCTCACGCCTAAACTTGTTATACACGTGATTTTCACGTCTACACACCGTTCTCGCTAAATAACCTGTTCATAAACCACTGTATACCATACAGTCTTTTAACAGCCTATAAACAGCCTTGAACAGTCTTACCATCCTACCAAAAAACCTAAGCAACTCAAGCACTTAGCTTCTATTGCACGCTATAGCACCCATACAAACGCAAAAACCTGCCCACATACACCAAAAATTAAAATGTAGGTTTTGCCCATTTTTTATCCGATTTATGCCCTAAAATAGTCTCAACAAGTCCTAATACTACAGTTTTTATAAAAACGATGTGACTAACTAGGTACGAGGCATACAGTATTTTGGTATTTATTTACTATACACAACACAAAATCACCTCTCAATCCACTTCTCACACCATACCTCATGCTACCATAACGGCTAACCGCACTTCTCGCACTACTCATTTTTACCAACTTAAAACGTCCTTAAATATAAGATACCAACACATTAAAATTCTTTAACGGTTAAATTTCTTCGACTGTTGCTGCTTAATAAACAGCACAAAGCACAATCTACAAAATAAAAAGCACTTATATTTTAATAACTTACAAAATAAAGCAAAAAATATTAACTTTTTTAAAAATAAATGTTGCTTTTTGTTTTTTGTCCTATTATAATAGGCACAAATAAAGGGCGAACCGCCTGATTACTGGTTTAACCGTCTTTTTATAAGCAGGATTTAGCCTTGTAAACCTTGATACACGTTCAACCAATATATAGAACGTGAATAATAGAAAGGTTTGAGATTTTTTAACGGTTAAAGAAAAAAAATTTTCGTATTTTTAAGTACGAAAAAAGTGGATAAGAAAAAATCGTATTTCGCAAATATCTGACAAGTCAGATATTTTCGTAGTTAAAAATACGAAATTTAACAGATAGGAGAACACAATGAACTTTACAAAATACTTCAAGCGACCAACGACAGGCGTGGTATTTAAGAAAGACCGATGGAAATACACGGTTGCAACGGTTATCCGTGATGTAGTAGAGACAATCTTCTACATTCTTGTAGCGGGCTTTGTTTGTTGGCTTGCTTTGTATTCTTTCTTTAATCTAGGAGAGTAGAAAATGGCGAACAAGAAAGTCAAGGTGTGGGTAGTGCAGGCATCTACCCGATGTGGACGGTATAGCTTCCCGCCTATGATGTATAGTTGTAGCAACAAGCGGGATGCGATTGAGCAGTACCGCACGTTGCATAAAATAAGAGGCAAGCACGTTCGATTAACGTGTGAGCAGTGTGAGAGAAAAGACGATTTAACCGACGGTTAAAAATCGTATTTAGAAATACGAAATTTTTACAAAAACTTAAAAAGGAAAACATATGAACACAAAGAAAGCGGAGCAGCTAATCAGTAAACTACGTCGTCGTGTAGACTTTCTCTCTGATGGCGGTCGTAGCATTAAACCTACACAACGTGCCATACAACGAGTGAAGAAGTTGTATGGGTTTGATAAACCAAGCCGCAAAGAACCTAAGTGGCTAAGCGTCTACGAGTTATAGGAGAAAGAGAATGAAATTTGAAAATTATTTAAAGACCCTACCTTTCGATGAGCTGGTGTTGGTGTGGAACGAGTGTGCGACTGAAAATGGTGAAGCATTTATCCATGACAATATTGAAGACTTAATTGAAAACTCATTCATGGATGGCGTGGAGATAGCACGCAAGGTATTTTTTGGCAAGTTGCGTAGTTGGAATGACAAAGTCTATTTCAACGGATACGACAATTTTGAGTCGTGTTGGGATCTTGAGTCAAGCCCGATTGACATTGAATACCTGGCTGAGTGGCTAAAAGACAACGAACACGAAGTATATAACAAGTGGCAGGACGAAGTCATCGGTGAGTTTTCTGAACACTTGGCTGCCAATGTAGATAAGTCTGAGCTTTATGAGCTATGGGTAGAGTATGAATTTGAAGGTGAGCCTGCCAGTGATGATGAAGTAAAAGATATGTTCGATGTAGATATACTGGCTACGGATTTAATTAAAGACAACCACCAGCTATTTCAAGATTGGTTAGAGGAGCAGGAAGATGAAATTTAAAACGTTTGAAGAACTTGAGAAAGCCTACAACTGGAGCAACGACTTGGTGTTTACCAAAGTCGCTGAGCTGCTAGACGTCGATGTATCTGATGAAGATATTGCGATTGAGGGTTTCGATCTTCACAACTTATTGTTTAATGAGTGGGATGGATTTATCAATAATGAGTACGCAGAGAAAGTGTGCGACAGCGTAGGACCTTGGAGTGCCATCCGTCTTGTTCGTAAATACGAGCAGGACAATTACGGTGAAAATTTAACACGTATGGAGCCGAATTTCGTGGCGAATATGTTGGTATACATATATGGCGAGTTTCTATTAAACAAATCGGAGCCTTTACAGAAAGTGTGGGATGATGTTCTTACACAAGAAGACTTACGCATTATCCGTAAAGAGATTATGGACTGGTGCGTGAAGAATTTACCGAAAGACAAGTTTAGTACCGAGCGTGTATTAGATGGACAAATTTGGGATGAGTATCAAACTTATTAAAAAACATAAACGATAAAAATCGTATTTTAAAATACGAAAATAGGAGAAAAATATGAACAGTTTAAAAGCGATTGAACGTGTCATCGAAATGTATCAAGCTATCGTACACGAGATCTCTGAATACAAAGCTAACCCTGTTGAAGTTATCGAAGCATACAAATTACGTATTGATAACGTTATGCAAGAAGTAAAAATACCTTTTGTCATTGTACCGAGTGAGTTTGAGGCGTTCCCTAAATTCTTAAAGTTGGTGGCTAAAGATATGAACAAGAACGAACCTAAAATTGACATGGAGTTCCACCGAACAAGCATACTAGCAGGTGATATGGCGATGGCTTTGCACAACATACAAAAAAACAAAGGAAGTACAGAACGCACATACTTGGAAGAAGTTGCCCTTAATAAAGCAGGAGCACTAGTGCGGTCATCTTTAGCAGAAGACGTGCAAACTATGTTTGGCAAAATCTTTAGCTATGTTGAGGGTGAGTTTGGCGATGATGAGGTTTTCATCTATATGCAGGACCTGGATAACTTGCGTGTGGCGGTTATCCGTTGGTTGGGTATTTTTAATTTTATGAATACCAGTTTATGGTGGGGAGAATAATTATGTCAGTAGTATATGAAAAAGCACCGCAACTATTGCGTGAATATCCGAAATACGTGAAGTTAGGTACAAGTACAGAATGGGATGGCGACGTGTTTATCGAGCGTCCATCTTGGGAGTGTGGATGGTATTGGGGATTTGGTTACCTTGAGCGATGGAACGCACGTAAAAGCGACATCGACTTCCATACACACATCGACAGTCAATTTTCTAAAAATAAAGACGGACGTAGTTGCAACTGGTACGATGGGATGAAAGATGTGTTCGACAAAGGCGACGTGTTTGAGAACGACCACCAACGTTGGCAGTTCCTGGAGATCGTGAAGACGATCTATAACTTAAAAATGACCGCTGAAGTATTAGGTCGTGGCGGTTCGTTTTATGGGGCAAATCCATTGTCGGATGATATTTACAATCCGATTGAAGTTCGTCGCATCAACGAGGACTTAATTCCCAAGTTGATTGATGAGATGTATAAAGTGTTAGGTGTCGTGCCTGACGAGGAGGAAGAATGATCAACCAGTACAAAGGTGTATTGAGAAAAGGGTTTATTTCATACCACCACCCAACACAAGCAGAACTAGCATTTAATGATTTTGTAAAACCATTGATTGAAGATGCGGTTATCTATTTATTTGATACCTATATTAAACCTTTGGCATCACCAAAAGGTGACGTGGAAGTGGCGAAAAAAGTTCGCATAGGACGGAATGATGAAATTCTTTAAACATAAGATTGTGGGCACGGGGTTCCGTGAGCCACCTATGTGGGCAGTGTTCTGCGAACATCAAGGTCGTGTGGTGTTGTTTACCAAGACACCGTGGGGCGAAGATGTTGCGGATCGAATTGTTATACGCAGCAACGAGGACTACCACGCCTGCTTAAACAAGGACGAGGTGGTCTACAACATAATGCGGTTAGGGGAATTTAAACAAGTCGAGCCTGTGTATGACCGCAAAAAAGAATTGGTCGGTTACCGACACAAGGTGGTGAATCGTGCTTATTAGAAGAAATGAGAAACCACAGGGACGCTTCGTCCGACTGTATGAGAGCCCTGATGAGTTCGAGGTGTTGAACTATTTGGGTGCAACGGACAAGTGGTTACTGTGGGTAGATCGGATGCCACATAAGAAATTTCGCCCTTTATTTGTGCGACCTTTTTTGCGTCAGCACGAGCCGAAAGTAGCCTACAAAGCAACGTGGGAACGACGGGGCGACAAGACAGTGTTGTGTATCTACATTAAAGAGTGGGGGCATATCACCGACAATGAGTGGCAACTGATTGCCGTCGATGACAAGTATCAAGGACGCAGACAGGACTGGGAGAACGTGCAGAAGTATGCACGTGGCATCATTCGTGGTGTGATACCCGTTGTGATGCTTGAGAAATAATTATACGAAAAATCGTACTAAAAAATACGAAAATTAGGAGTAAATATGAACTTCATAAAAGGAACGCAGTGGCGTCAAGGTGGGTGCGATACCGTACGATTGACGATGAAGCAAGACAAATACTTCGAGGTGAAAGCTATCGTGTATGAACGCACGATGGATGGGTATAAAGAGTTAGTGTTATGCGAGATGGACTATGAGAAATACGATGACGCTGATAAAGCCTATCGTGATGTAGTAGAAAGTTTAGATCGTATTTACGATGAATTTGGAAATGAGATTGAGGAAGAAAGTTATGAATAATTACGCACCACCATTAAAAGTATATGAAGAAATGCTAAGTGAGCATTTCGACCACAGCCACGCCATCGACCAGGCGTTGGTACAGTTGCGGAATGACCGCACTTTGTTTGACAACATCGCAGTGATGCCTGCGAAAGATTTGTTTATCCGTGCGATGGCACTCGTTGTAGCTGCACGTCTAAACTGGGTATATGAAGAAGAATGGACCGTGCGACCGATTGATGTACATCGTGCGATCCAAAGTATGGATGCCAAGATTGCAGATATGTTTATGCAAAAAGGCAAAGAGATGGTTTCAAAAGAGCGTGAACGTTTAAAACGTGAGGGGGCTTTATGAATAAAACTAATTTATCAAAACAACAAACAAACCAAGCAGTAGCTGAGTTGGCATCACAATTCAATGACATCGTAATACCTAAAATCAACTGGGGTGCGAGTGCAATATCTGCCGAGGGGTTTGCTGTATGGAATGACTTTGGTATTGCTATAAATGGTCGAGACAAAGTGGTGTTTGATAACACGACAGGATTGATGTGTGACACAAACGTACAGGAGATTGTATACGATCTTATTACATACAACATAGATGGAATACAAGTTATCGACGACGAGTATACGGTTGAATCAACATATCACAAAGTACAAATCTACGTAAATATTATGCCGTCAGACACACTGTACAGACAAGTAACAATTACACTGCGAAATAATGCGTGCAACTCAAACTTGGTTATCGGAAGTGCCCGCATAAGCCAGGATACACTTAAACAAATTTGTGAAGAAAATTAAAAATCGTATTTAGAAATACGAAAAATGAGGAATTGAAAAATGAGCTACGAAAAAACAACACGATTAAAAAACGGATTATCAGTATACATCGCACACGATGAAGATGTGTATGACACAGCAGAAGATATTTTGGGCGGTGGTGACATCGAGTACTACATTTACGGCGGTCGTAACACCATCGACGTGTTTACAGGCGACAAGTCAAATTCAGCACCAGCGTGGGAAGATTGGTACGATCTTCTTGAGCAAGTTGCAGACCAGTATGGTAAAAATGCACGTGGCAGTGATGTCGCTGCTGTGATGGGCCTGGACTGGATGGCGATGTATGTATTGCTGTTTAATGGCTACCCACCATTTAATAAAGGTCACGATGATTACGAACTTGCGTTATGGCAAGCACGCTTACTTGACCGTGCTGCGAAGTGGTTTAATGCGAACTATCACGTGTGCACAATTAGTCGTTACGAGCACGGTAACTCACTCTACACTCGTGGAGCACCGACTTGCCGTTGGGACTCAGGGTACGCAGGGTACGCCATCGTTGAGACAGCGAAAATGTCAGACGAGAAGTTCGAGAAGTATGTAGATCAAGCGTTACAAACGTTCACAGACTGGGCGAACGGTGAAGTTTCTGTTGTGTATGTAGTGAATGCCTATGGTGATTGCGTCGATGCGTGTGGTGGATTTATCGGTTATGAGGCGGCTGAGGAAGCGTTCGATGAGGCGTGTAAGCAATTCGAAGATTATGAAGACACGTCGGCATTACAACTTCTCAATATGGACTGCCGTGTATCAGCACTAGCGGAGACTTGTGAAGATCTAGGCGAGCATACGGTGAATATCGCACTGGCTCAATTAAGTATGCACAAATGTCTTAATCTTTCATACGACGGTGAGCAGACAGAAGTGTTGTCTGATGTTGACCACCACCGTCTTGCACACTTGTTTGAGTCGAAAGACCACGAGCTACAAGACGAAGCCGCTGCGTTGGTAAGCACATATTGCCAACACTACATCAAACATAGACTGGAGATGATGTAATGCTTAAAAGTATCTTACTTACGCTTGTGCTTGGTTTCTCAATCGGTGTGGTGTCTGCTCATATGTGGACACCCTCTCCGAGCATCGACATGTTAAATACAATGAGCTTCCGTGACTTGTTGGAGTCAAATGCGGATGCCGAGTACAAGTGGTATGCGTTCCTCTTACAGCGTGGTGAGTGGGGAATGTGTGCGGCTAATGAAGAAGTGCAGGTCGTGGAGAATAGACACGTCTGCGTGGCACAACCAGTAGAATTTTTGGAGATAAAATGACTTATTTAGTACAAGCGATCTTAAACCCGAAAACAACGGTGAAAAGATTAAAAGAAAAGGGATGGTCAAGACCTGCCATCACACAGTTTTACCCGTCGTTTAGTGAGTACTCGATCACACGATATACGAACCTCTCACGTGTGTTGCCGGCAGAGATTAAGCTCAACAATAAACAGCTTATTGACCTGTTTAATGTAATTGACGCAGGCGGCGACATTGAGGCACTGGCGAACAAAGTGGGTATGAAGTTAGAAGACTGTGAAGATTTAGGCAATATGATTACGGTGTTGATGCGTTTGCGTACACGTCACTTGAATAAGTCTAAGTTCAAAAAACTTATCGGCTTTATCGGACTTGGTATGCCGCTTAATCAAATCGCCAAACAGGTTGAGATGAGCTACGCTGACGTCAAGACATTCTACCGTGAGGTGTATTGTGCAAGACCAATCGAGCTTCGTGATTAATAATGGTGAAGATGACACGTGGATGAAAAAGCTCGTGCTGACTTACGCACAGGCACATCCTGCAGACTTGTGGTCATTACATACCACAGCGATGGTCATCGAGACAGAAGTTCAGTATGACGGACATCGTTGGCGTGCTGTACCTTACGCACATCCGACAGTGTACCCACGACTAGAGCTTAGAAGTACCACCACCACAACCGTTGTGGCTGTACCAGTAGACGTTTTCGTTAAAGTAATATCGGTTTTAAACAAGCGATGGGAAGAAGACCTGTGGGTTATGAAGTCTCATCTTATCGGACTGGCCAATGCGTCAGTTAAGGACAAAATATGAGTGCAGAAACAGTAAACCTCACACCGTTGTTGTTGAGACAACTGAAGATGAGAGAAGTGAATTTTTTAAAGTCACGGGAAGTGAATAAATTATACAAAGACGAGCCGTGGAAGATGATGGCGTATGGCGTAATGCTACGTCACACCAATATGGTGAAGTACCAACCTCAAAATAACCACTTAAATTATGGTATTGAGCTTGAGTACTCACTTAAACCGACCGATTATTTAACCAAACAAGAACTGAAGAAGTGCCTGGCTGCAGGACTACGACAAATGCTCATTGAGCGTGGGTGGGGAACGAACTTCAGTATCGAAGAAGACGGTACTGTACCCGATGGCTTCGAGATTGTACTCGGACCACACAATATCAACGAGGTGTTGTATGCACTACGAGGCATAGGAACGGATAAACTATTTAATAAGTTCGTAGACCTTGATGCCACCAACGTTGGAACACACATCACGGTTGACAAGTACGCTCACCAGTGGCAGAAAAATCTATTCATTGACGTGTGGCACGAGCCGTGGATACACACGTTGTATAGTAGTGTAATCGGACGTGAACCTAACCAGTTTTGTCAGTTGATGAAAAAGCGTGCGAACGGAACATACGAGCCGAACGACTACGGGATTGTGAGTGAACGGGAGAACGGTAGTCTTGAAGTGCGGGCGTTTAGAAACACAGGTCGAATCGGTCACACGGGTGCTCAATTACAATTTGTTGCACACATTGACAACTGGATACGACGTGGCGGCAACGACCTTGAAAAGCTGTATGAAGATATGAAAGACTGGGTATTTTTACGTGGCATCTAAAAAAGACGTTGACAACACCCCAAACTATGGATATAGTATAGGCAAGGGTGTTAAAAAGAAAGTAACACCTGTTGCCAAAACGAAAGAGGGCAAGGTGAAACAACAAGTGCGAGCGATCTTAGACGCATATGGTGATAAGTGTTGGTACTTTATGCCAGTGTCTAAAGGTTACTCTAGAGGCGGTATTCCTGACTTCATCGGTTGTTTGAATGGGCGTATGTTTGGGATTGAAACGAAGTCAGTCCTTTCATCACATAAATTAACGGCCCTGCAGTCGATGGAACTTCGTAAAATCAGCGACGCCAAAGGTATCGCACTTGTTATAAATGAAGATAACATACACACTCTTAAAGGTATTTTAGATGGATGTATTAACGGTTGACTTTGAGACATACTACGAGAAAGGGGACAACGGTCACTCAATCTCTAACGTATGTATGGGCGAGTACCTCAACGGTGAGAAAGCTCAACTTATCTTAATGTCATACAAGCTGAACGACGGAGAGACGAAATGCGTAGTGGGCGAAGAAGAGATGGCAGGCGTGTTAGCCACATTCGACTGGTCTCAAGTAGCACTCGCAAGTCACAACATCAAGTTCGATGCTAAAATCATTATTGATAAGTTTGGTCACACGCCAGCGTTCTTCTTTGATACATTGGGTATGATGTCAGCAACGGGTGGTAACGTCATCGTCAACGGTAACGACTTAGGTTCGGTGGCGAAGTTACTACAAGGTGCAGGTATTCCTATTGAAGATAAAGGTGAAGAACGGAGCGAAGCCTCTAAGAAGCGTCTGTTCCGATTCCCTGATGGTCGTTGGTATATGCACGAGGAAGAAATCAACGAGAAGTTTATCGCTGAATTTACGAGTAAAAACTATACGAAAAAAGGGACACTCAAGAAAGGCAAAAAAGACCTTGTAGAAGTGGCTCGTGAAGCAGTTAAATTTTTTGAAGATTACCGAGCGTATTGTATCCACGATACGGAAATCTGTTATGCAGCGTTGCAATATTTCATCAAGCTGTTACCTGTGAACGAGATTAAGTTCCAGGATATGATGTCACGATGCTACTTGTATCCACGCCTGGCTCTCGATGCAGATGTATTGCATAAAGAGAAACGTCGCTTGGATAAACGTCGCCTTGAGAAAGTGCGACCAGTTGCAGACAAGTATTTCGATGGCAACATTGAGACAGCGAAAGAGTACCTACGATCTAAACGGTTGTTCGGTGTCTTGCTGAAGACAATGGGCGGTGCTACCGACCAGGATATTTTCGATGCGAACAGTCGAGATGAAGAAATTGATTATGCGTTCATCATCCCGACTAAAGTATCGGAGAAGACTGGCAAGGTAGACTATGCGTTCTCACTCACAGACGAGAGTTTCCATAAGCTGGCAGACTTATCGCCTGAGTTGAGAGAGGTATGCGACGCTCGTATGGAGATGGCAAGCTCTATTGAGCACTCTCGTACACAGCGGTTCATCGACAGTACCAAGTGGGAGCCGAAGTTCGGACTACCATATAAAATTAGTGGTGCAGCGACGCATAGGCTTAGTGGGGAGATGTCGCTTAATGTTCAAAATTTGAGCAGCGGAAGAAAAGAGGGACAAACGACCGCACTTCGTGACTCAATCTGTTCACCTGATGACAACCATACGATTGTCGTATCTGACAGCTCGCAGATCGAGTTGCGGATAACTGGGTATATGGCGAACGAGAAGATACTACTTAATGCGTTTAAACACAGTCAAGATGTCTACTCAGTCACCGCAGAGATGATCTACGGTGTACCGTGGCGAGACATCAACATAGGGCGTAAGTCTGGTGACAAACGGCTGGCTCACTTCCGTACCATTGGTAAAGTAACCTCACTTGGTGGTATTTATGGTATTAGTTGGTCTGCATTTATGGACTACGCTGCGGTTGTCGGTGGAGTTACCTTAACTGAAGATGAGGCTAAAGACATCATTAACAAGTTCCGAAACGCATACCCAGCACTTCCTCAGTTTTGGAAGTTATGTGGTAAAGTACTTGACCATATGCTGGCGGGTGGTAGTGGCTATTTTGGTGGACCATCAGGCAAGTTGTTCTTCTATGATGGCAATTACCAAATTCACGGTAAGACTGTTCCAAGTATCATCGGTCCTGATGGTATGCGGTTGAGTTATTACAAACTGTGTAAGCGTCGTAAAGAGTATGAAGACGGCAGTGTGCGAGACAACTTCGCTTACTGGGGTCTGAAAGAGGGACGTTATCAATGGGTCTATATTTACTCATCCAAGCTGACAGAAAACTTAGGTCAATACCTAGCGTTCGCTTTGATGAAGTGGCAAGGCCTCAAGATAAACGAGAAGTACCCGACCAGTCTCAACACACACGATGAGTGGGGATTGTTGGTGGAAGACAAAGAACTTTACCCGGCGATCACTTATGTAATGGAGTCGATGCGTACTGTTCCTGAGTGGCTAAATGGTCTTGTCGTAGACTGTGAGTGCGAGATAGGACGACAATACGGCAAGTGCGAAGAAGTAACGAAAGCAAAATTACAGGAGCTTAAAAACACGTATGAAGTCCAGTGATGACCAAATTTTAAAATTGAGACGTATGTATGAAGCGACGACGTATTCAGAGAACGAACAAGAGGCGGCTAAGATATTTCTCAATCGTCTACAACAGGCAGAACCTAAAACGCTTTTGGCGATAGGGTTCGTAATTATCGACCAACTAGCGAGTAACATAAGTGATGAAAGAACTTAAGTATGTCTCAATAGGAGACCCACTTGACCTATGCAGGTTCGTGAACAAGAACGGTATCACACCTGTGTCAATAACACATCGTACCGTTATGATGGACGGTGACTATAGTCACGGTAGGTTTGACCTGTTCTATTACGAGAAAGAAGAAAAGCCAAAGAAACGTTGGCTTAGTGGCGAGTAAAAAGGAATTAAAAAATGACTGAATTATCAATAGACGAGATTATCTTAGAAGCACTAAATGGTAATCCTGTTAAATTAAAGAACGGTGAAAAAGCTTATGTATTAGCGGACCACCGCAAACTAAAAAATCTGAAAAAGCGTGATGATTTAACATACTTTGGCTTTGTGCTTGGTGCAAATGAGAGCGTACAAGATTATCTCATTTGGAATGAAAAAGGTGTGTGCGTTTATAACGTAGTCTATAGCATCGCATCACTGTGGGAAGATGAGTATAAAGACCAATCTGAATTATTTGAACGAGCATTGGAAAACTCACTCTTACTCGGCGGTTGTGATGTTGATGGGAAATATATAGAAGTTGCCATTGTTGGTAAACTTAAAGATGGTAAATACATCGCCCAACAACAAGGTGGTCCGTTGAAAACGGTTTATGAGTTTTGTGTTCCTGAGTTCGAAGTTATTACACGTGAACGTGTAATAGAGAACAACGCATACTACCCGGAGCACGGTGACACGTACTGGTATATCACGTTCGATTATGGACGACCGATGGTGAAGTGCGAAGTGTTTAACCACAGTCAAACAAGCATCAATCGTCGTGAGCATAAGAACTGCTACCGAACAAAAGAAAATGCAGAAGCTGTTATCAACAAGACAGGTATGTTGATTTATGGATAACGAAGAACGACCGTACATTAAAGTACGCAACCATATCTTCTACTACGACAAATCCTACGCTGTGGTTAATGGCGAGGTAGTCGATACAGCTATAAAATATAACGCTGATTGAAGTATGACCAATATGACGATGGAAGATTTCGAGAAGTGGGCAAACAAAAAAGCAGATTATTATGATTATTTAAAACGGAGATGACGATGGGAATTACAAAACGTGAAATTGTGGATGGGTACAAGGCTGAGATAAACGACGCTACCAACTATCTATACAAATTAAGAAAAGCAAACCCTGATAAAGATGAAAGTAGTTTCTCTTACACAATCAGAGATACATACGTAACCACGTATATGGGTAAGCACAAAGTCTTGGACAAACGTAAGTTTCTCAAGATTATTAAGATAGCAGCTAAAGAAACTGGTGCTGTTGTTAAGAAAAGCGGTAAGAAAATCCGTGTTATTGTTTAGGAATAGTAACAAATGTACATATATTTAAAGGTAATGGCTATCTTTTTACTACTTATAGCAGGAGCCCTTTTGCACAAAGGTATAACTGAAAGAATACCTAGCGATGTGATATACAGTGTGCTATTTGTTGTTTTAACATACATTAACCCATATGTGTGGAATGAAACTGGGAAAAATAAACGTGGCAACTAAATACCCAGCCCTATCGTACACGGCTATAAAAATGTACGAGACGTGCCCATTCCGGTACTACCAAGAGAAGATCCTAAAGACGGTGCCTTATGTACAGACAGAGGCAGCGGCACTAGGGGACCGAATCCATAAGGAGTTGGAGAACTTTGTCCTCAATGATGGCAACTATAAACTGAGCGACGAAGCCGCTAAGTATGAAAAACTCGTACGTGGATTACTGGCATTACCTGGTAAGAAGTATGTCGAGACGAAGATGGCGATGGACTGGAAAGTGAAAAAGGTTGAGTACTTTGGCAAGAACGTATGGATACGTGGTCAATTTGACTTTATGGCACTCAACGGTGACCAGGCGAAGATGGTTGACTATAAAACAGGTAGTCACCGATACCCTGATGTAGGACAGCTTGAGTTAATGAGTGCCCTTGCGTTCTTGCACTTCCCTGAGTTGAACAAGGTTGATGCAAGTTTATTATTCATAAATCACAACGCAATAGCGAAAGCATCGTTTGAACGTGCTAAAATGCCTGCGTACATAGACAAATGGATGAACCGATCTATTCCTATCGTCCAAGCAACGGAGCTGCGAGAGTGGCCAGCTAAGCGAAATAACCTATGTGCGTGGTGTCCGATTACGGACTGTCGTTTCCACCCTGGTGAAAGAAAAGGAGTCTGATATGGCTAAGCAACGAGACTACAAAAAAGAGTATCGTGAATACCACGGTACGCCTGAGCAACGTCGCAACCGCTCTGAACGTAATAAGGCACGTCGTCTTATGCGTAAAGAACTTGGTGATGCGGCTATCGCAGGTAAAGACGTGGACCACAAACGTCCATTATCAAAAGGCGGTAGCAACCGTCGTAGCAATCTGCAAGTTACATCGGTGCATTACAACCGTAGTAAGAAAGCAGGTAAATAATAACCGAAACCCCTCGGAGTATAAAAATGGAAAATACCGCAAACGTCCACTTTATGTTGGACTTAGAAACGCTTGACACTAAACCGTCGGCACACATCTTAGAGTTAGCACTCGTGTGCTTTTGTCCATTCACCGGACGAGTGAATGAGGCACTATCACGCCACGTGCGTTTCGGCCTCTCACAGCAGGCAGGTGCGACCATTTCCCCGTCGACAATGCGATGGTGGGTAGAAACAAACGAACAGTACTTTAATGAGTTACTAACGTACGTCTGCGAAAGCGACCAACAATTACAAAATATCCTGTTCGATTTAGATCTCTTAATGAGTGAAATTCGTGTACAGGGGAGTGATGTTCGTGTGTGGAACACCGGATCTTTCGATGTCGATATTGTCAATGGCGCAACCCGTCGTGTGCTTGGTAAAAACAGCCCAATGGTTAACTTTTGGGAAGTGCGTGATGTACGATCATTACGTCAAGTTGCTGAAGATTTCGGTCTAAATAACGACGAGTGGCCAACATCACACAATGCCAAAGACGACTGCTTACGCCAAATTTCTTACGTACATAGCGTATATGGAGCACTAAGTGAACGAGGAACAACGAGTTCTGGAAATCAGGGGGGACATACTAATGTTCCTACTTCAGAAGAACAACCAACTGATGAAAGTGCACGCCAACCGACTGGCATCACTGGTCAATAATTTAAAAGGGATGAACATCCCACAGAAAACAGACGATGGTAAGGACACACAAGGTGCCTTACTTATCAAAGGTCTTGAGCTTCTTATGAATGAGGCTCACGACTTACACGTCGAGAGTGGCAAAGTGCTTGAAGAATTGAGTGCCTTGTCTGAACAGTATGACGTAGGTAATACACCGGACGACGCAATTAGTAAGGTTGTTGGAGCGATCCAAGCCACTAATGCGAAGTTCGGGAGTATGACCAAAGATGAAGTTCTTAAAGAATTGGGGTTGAAGAATGGCACTGAGACCCATTGAGAACATACAAAACCAAGCTCTCTTAATTCGTACCAAGATGGCTAAGCTTGTGGCGATGTCCGTCCCACGCTCAGCTATCGCAGAGTACGATGAGAATGGCAATCCGAGTGCTGTACTGGTGCGGTGGGAGCTTGAGCAGATGCAGAAGTGTGCAGACATCGGTGTAACAGTACTGTCTCCTATGATTCGTGACTACGAGTTCACAGGTCGGTACAAACCATATGTCCACCAGCTGAAGATCTGCTCGTTCCTCACCACCAACAAGCGAGCATTGTGCTTCGCCGATATGGGTACCGGTAAGTCGTTGGCAGTAGTACATTGTATTAAGTACTTACTTAGCATCGGAGAGATTAAGCGAGCATTGATTATCGCACCGCTGTCCACGCTAACACGCACGTGGGTTGATGAGTTCTTTAACGTGGACCCGTCCATCACGGTGACGAAGTTGCACGGACCGAAAGCCAAACGTGTTGAGTTGGCAGCGAACGGTGCACAGGTACACGTGATTAACTATGAGGGTATCAGTGTTATTCACAATGAGATTAAGGCGAACAACTACGACTGTGTGGTTATCGACGAGGTAACATCCTACTCGAACCACGAGAGCAAGCGATGGAAAGAAGCCTACAATCTCTTTAAAGATACCAAATATGTGTGGGGGCTAACAGGTACGCCGATCCTAAGAGGCGTTATTGCCGCATATGGACAAGCGGCACTGGTCGTACCACACAATGTGAAGTTTAGAAGTTTTTGGGAGTTCCGCAATTCAGTACAACGGAAGATCAATGACTTCTTATGGGTAGACAGACCTGAAGCACACGACATAGCGTTTAGTATGCTAAGACCTGCAATCTCGATTAAGAAGAAAGATTGTATCGACTTGCCATCAATGGTACACGTGTATCGTGAAGTGGAGCTCGATAAAGGTCAGAAAGCGTTTTACGTCAAGCTCAAGGAGGAGTCGCTGGTTAAAGACGAGCTAATGCAAGTTACCGCAGTGAACGCTGCAGTACTCGCAGGTAAGCTCATTCAGGTGGCAACTGGTTGTATCTACGATGATGACGGACGAGCGTTAGAGTTCGATGTATCAGGTCGCATCAATGAGACAATCGACTTTATACAAAAGGCTCGCAACGAGGCGTCTACGGCTGATAAAGGCAAGACGATTGTATTCGCTCCGTTTAAACACACAGCTGCACTTATACGCAAGAAGTTATCAGAATCGAAAATTATCGTGGATGGTAAAGAGCGGAAGATCAAGGCTGAGATTATTGACGGGGACGTGTCAGCGAAACGACGAGACGACATTTTCGGACGTTTCAAAGAAGACAATAGTCTTGATGTGATTGTGGCAATCCCACAAACGATGTCACACGGCCTGACACTGACCAACGCAAGTTGTATCGTGTGGTTCGGACCTTGTACATCTGCAGAAACGTACGCTCAGGCCTGTAACCGCATTGACAGACCAGGGCAAACAGAAAGTATGACGATTGTTCATTTGTACTCAACACCGGCCGAGTGGAAGTTGTACTCGAATTTGAGAGAGAACAAAAAATCAGAAAATTATTTATTAACTTTTTATAAAGACTTTTTACGAGGAATTTAATACAATGACGATCCAAAACGAACAGATCGGTGGTGAGCAAAAAATCGACTTACACACGATGCCGATTGAACAAATCGTACAACTCTATTTCCACGTCAAGGGTATTCGCTCCGACTTAGCGAAACAAGACAAGAAATTGAAAGAAAAACAAGACAAGCTAGAAGTCGCTCTTGGCGATCGCTGCCTTGAAATGGGTGTGGACAGCTTTAAAGCGGGTGGTGCAAGTATCACTCGTTCATTAAGCCGAATACCCGCAGTTGCCGATGGCCAGGCATTTTTAAAATGGGCCGAAGAAAACGACCGTATGGACTTAGTTCAAGTAAAACATTTTACAGACCCCGTCAAAGAGTATATCTCTAAGAATAAAGGGGAACTTCCTGAGGGCATGATGTTCATCGAGAACTACTCGGTATCGGTTCGTAAAGCATCTTAAGTTGGAGAAACCCTATGTCAGAAATTATTGATATTGCCCCGAACGGAGAGCAGATTTATTACGATCCTACAGGTCGTGCGATGATGATCGTAAATGGTCAGTATGTCTACACGCCACAGTATGATCGTGTCGCTCATCAACCTGTACAACAAGCTTACGCACCTGCAGTGCAACAGGCATATGCACCTGCAGCACAGCAACCACAACAAACCGGTGGTATGTTGGCGTTCTTCACAGGCGGTGTGGGAACTGAAACGTCAAACTTACCATCGTATATGTTAGGTGCTGACCACACCTCAATGGACGGTCAAGACACCACAATGGTAGATACCATCCGCTTAGATAAGCGTGGTGATTTCATCGTGAATATGAGCGGTGTGGCACTACCAGGTCAACGCTCTATTGATGTTGTAATTCTCGGTTGTGGCCCAACAGGCGGTCGTTCTACCGTTTACCGTACGTTCTTCGAGGGCGTCTACAACGAGAACGCAGACTCAGAGGCGAAAAAGCCAGTATGTTGGTCATACGACAACGTTGCACCAGCACCGAACGCACCAGCACGACAACACGTTACTTGTCAAGGTTGTCCGATGGACGTTAAAGGTAGTGGTCCGAACAATACACGTCGTTGCGGTAAGTCACAATACTTAATGGTGGCTTTAGCAAGCGACTTAACAAAGGCCTATCGTCTCAAAGTATCTTCAAAAGGTATTTATGCAACAGACGTGGCGAAAAATGAGTATGGTCTCAAGCCTTATGCGACTTTACTAAAATCTAAACAGGCTAACTGGGAGGGTATGGTGACAACTATGCACTGTCCGGACGGCTTATCGGGTGGTATCCGTTTCTTACCAAATCGTTTTTTAACTGAACAAGAATATAAACAAGCACAGGAGCTTAAAATGAACTTAGATGTATCCCTCTATATCAACTTAGACGCAGATCAAGACAACGTAACCGTGAAATTAGGTGAGACTGTAGTAGGTCAAGTACCAACTGAACAGCTAGGCAACGTGGTTCAGCACGTACAACAAGCTGTCACACAAGCTGTCGCACAAGTACAAACTCAAGCACAGCCAGTGGTACAACAAGCTGCTCCTGTGGCACAACCTGTAACACAACCAGTAGCTGCACCAGTAACCGCACCATTGTCATTCAAAGATGGTTTACGTGCTCACCCAGCGTTCGCAACCTTACCACAAAACGTAGTGGACTACGTAATGCACCCAGGCGTCGACGATGCGACAGCACAACAATACTTAGCTCAATACTTCCCACAAGTATTAGCACCCATGCAGCCAGTGGCAGCACCTGTGGCTCCAGTCAGCCCTGTGGTTACAGCTCCAGTGCAGCCAGCCGTTGCCCAAGCCGCTGCGGTACAACCTAGCCCAGCAGTTTCTGCTCCAGTTGCTCAACCACAACAGCCAGCTGTCGCACAAACACCTGCAGCTCACACACCAGTACAACACGCTCAACCAGTGGCTCAAGCATCTGCTCCAGCTGACGTCGTGATGCCAGCTCAACCAGCGGAGCCGACTATGCCAACTGAGCCTGCAGCCGCACCGCAACCTGCACAAACCACAACAAATGCAGTCGGTGTACAGCAAGCACAAAATGTAAATGATTTACTTGCGATGATTTAATAACAACGTGGTGGAGCAATCCACCACCCTTACCCCAAAAGGAAAATCCTATGTCAGATGAAAAAAAGAAAATCGTAAGTCTTCGTATCAGTCCAAAGACTATTGAAGAAGTGCGATCCAAAGCAGGCGAAGAATCGGTTGAGTACCAATTCATCAAAACGCTAAAAGACTCGAATGTACCATACTCGATCTTATCTAATATCTTAGACATCCCTGCTGACAATTTACGTAACTGCATTACGTACCGTCGCAAGTACGATGATGAGACACAACGTGAACGTGTTTGCGTGAAATTCAAAAAGGTATTAGATCGTGCGATGGACGAGGGATTACTACCTTGTTCAGACATCGCTGTAGTAGAGCCTATTATCCGATTAACATTACGTGTTATGGCATTGGGCAACCGTTAATAATTTTTAACTAAGGAACTGCATATGTCGTTTCTTACTCGCATCACGAGTCAAAGTGGTAAGAATGTAATTGCAGGACTGACAAAGACTGAAGATGGAAAACGTGGGATATTCGTCCCATTCTATCTTAACTTTAGCGATGAAGCTGCTACAGAACGAGCAATCGACTCTGTAACAGAAAAATTCGGTGATGTATATTTCGCCCTCGGCTCATTTAAGTTCGATGAAGAAGAACGGAAATGGAACCGAAAACAAAGAAACGTAATAGACTTAAAAGCCTTTTGGCTTGACATAGACTGTGGTAAAGAAAAGTACGAGAAAGCACTCAAACGCTTTCAAGAGACTGGCAAACCAATAGACGTGTACCAAACACGTGAGTTGGGATTACAAGCTCTCGTGGCTTTCTTACAACAGACGCACCTACCACACCCTACGTTCATCGTCAGCAGTGGTGAGGGCTGGCACGTATACTGGGAGTTAGCCGTACCAGTTGATGTAGCAAGATGGCGTATCACCGCCACGATGCTTAAGAATGTATGCTCACACTTCGGTCTTCACGATGATAAGAGCCGTACATCAGACCCAGCGTCGGTGCTACGCATCCCAGGTACTGTGCACAGTAAGTCAGGCAACATCGTCTCTATTGTAAAAGATACAGGCGTCGCTATTAGATATGAAGATTTCCACGCTGCCTTATCAGCATTAAAAGTGTTCTCGGCACCAGTGGTACAGCAACCTACTTTCAACTTAGGTGAAACACCTGAGTGGCTCAAAGGCGTAGAATCTTCAATGTCTGAGGAGGCGTTCGACGATGTAGAGCGTAAGTTCGCAGCCATCATCGACAAGCAGAGACTAGAGGGCTCCGGTTGTAAGCAGTTGTACGATATGTACATCGACCAGGAGAACGTTAGTCAACCGATGTGGGCTGCAGGCTTGAGTATTATCCGGTTCTGTGTAGATAAAGATGAGTGGGCCGTTAAGTTCTCGGAGAACTACAGTGGCTACGACTACGAAGAGACCATCAAAACGATGAATTGTTTTAGCGGTCCTCGTACGTGCCAGTGGTTTAAAGATAATAACCCGTCAGGATGTGCAGGATGTCCACACCTGAAGAACTTAGTGACCAACCCGAAAGCAACGCCACTTTCACTAGGACGTGACTTTGAGCGTGCACCAACAGTTGTAACAGCGCCACTGGCTGTTGTTACACAAGCTGGGGTAACGGCATCGAAACAAGAAGAACAGTTCGTTATACCAAGTTATCCGTACCCATTCTACCGTGACCCAAGCGTTGGTGGAGTATGGACAAAGAGCAATGAGATTGACGAAGATGGTCAAAACCTCGCTAAGATGGTGTACGAGTACGACTTCTATATCTACGACCGTATCGGTGAGAACGCTAGTACAGGCGTGCCACAATACTGGGCAAGATTACATACACCACACGATGGGGTAATTGAGTTCGCCTTAACAGCGGGCGACATCGTGGCTAAAGGTCAGAAACTCATCGAAGTCCTGGCTGATAAGCACATTATTTTAACTGACGCACAGGCTAAAGATATGAATGTATATTTGAAATTGTTAGCCCAAAAGCATCAGCGTGAGAGAGCGATGACCAACGCTCCACAGCAACTAGGTTGGACAGAGCGTGGTACATTCGTTCTCGGTAGAACAGAGTATACCAAAGCGGGTCCACGACCTGCTCCAGTGAGTAGCACCGTAATTGCTAAGACGTTCGACCAAGCGTGTAAACGTAGAATGGACGCAGAGCAGAAGTTAGATCAGTGGAGACAGGTCCTAATCGGCTTGTATGGAGCCGAAGATGCAGGGATGTATCGCTTAGTATTAGCTGCAGGTTTCGGTGCGGCTATGCGTTCTAGATTCGCTTTAGAGCGTGGTGGGATTTTAAATATCTTCTCCGAAGATTCAGGTGTAGGTAAAACTACCTTGACTAAGGCGTTGATGTCTATCTATGGCGACCCTGATGCGTTTGTGTTACAAGCGAAACACGGTGCGACCAACGTAGCGTTCTTCGAGACCATCAGCTACCTAAACAGTTTACCATTGGTAAATGATGAACTAGGTCAGCTCAATGCGTTCGAGATGATGGAGTTCATCCACACTTGTACGTCAGGTAAATCGAAGTTACGTGGTGCAGCACAAGTCAACGACGTTCGACCAACTCTACCAGGTTGGCACTCTTTCGTATTCTCAAGCTCGAACGTGAGCGTGTGGAATAGAATCAGTGAAGAACGTCACGAGAACGAGGCTTACTTAATGCGTGTAGCTGAACTACCGATTAAGCGTCTCAAACAAATGAATGATAAAACGTACGGTGACACACTGGTACGACAACTCAATGAACTAGGCGGTGTATGTGCCCCTATCCTCATTGACTACATCGTACGAAATGAAGAATCACTGCGTACCCAGTGGCTTGAAATGAACGAGAAGTTGAGCAAAGCCGCTGAGCTACATAGCCGTTATCGTTTTTGGGCAGATATGTTTACTGCAGCTGCACTCGGTGCACACGTAGGACACCAACTTGGTTTGTTCCCGTTTGACCCGATGCGTGTAGAACAAGGCTGCGTTGCCTTGCTTAAGTACCTCAAACTGAAAGCAAGTAGCATCGTATGCTCCGATACTGAAATATTGTCCGAGTTCTTTAACGAGAACCTCGACATTATGTTGGTTACAGGAAGTCAAGCAACGAACTTCCCTATTCTCCAACCAAGACGATCTATCGGTATCCGTATTGAGCCTGATACGAAATGCGTGTTTATTAGCAACAATGCGATCATCGAGTTCTCGAAACGTCGAGGCTTCGACCGTAGTCGTCTTGAGGGTGTGCTTGAAGCTGCAGGTGCGTCACGTACAAACAAAGATATGTTCGCAGGAACAGCGATGGGCCTTGTAGGGCAGAAAACACGAGTGTGGATGATTGATACGACCAAACCTGAAGCACAAAGCGTATTCAACCTCGAGGCTTATCTAGAGCACATCAGGAAGTTAGAAGATGAAGCGACGAAAAACCTTGGCAACAATCAGCCACCAGTTGAGTGAGTTAGTACAAAGTATGGGGGACACTCCCCTATACTTCACCGCTCGGTATAACAACAAAGACCCCTTTGAAGTTTTATCTGAAAAGCTCACTGATGTAGTGAAATCACATAACCGTATTGTCGGTTATATTGGTCTACGCAAAGTGGACGATGATGAGTATAAAGTAGGCGTGGTTGTGTACCCTGATGCGGAGACACAACGACGTGATGAGAAGAAAGGAGTAAATTATGACCGTGTGTGTTTTTAACCCATCTGAAAACAAACTATGGGCAGACACTACTTGTATGGCGGGTGGATACTACACAGGCCACGTGAATAAAATATCGCAACGTGAATCATCATTCTACGTTCACACACTGGCTGTCGCAGGTACGTCGTGGCTTTGCACCGCAGTAGAGAAAATTCTTATGATGGAGCTTGGCAGAGCCAATGCGATGAACTTAGACCACATTACGATGCAAAACAGAATTACCGAGATTATTGGTACGGTACCTAGCATAGACGGTGAGCAGGATGCTTTCGACGCTCTGCTTATTGAGTACAGCAAGGACGACGGCTCAACACGTGTTTACAAATTCAACAACACGATGTTCCCATTCGAACTTAAACCGTTTGGTAACTCATTAATTTGCATCGGACAGTATGAGTTGTGTACTGCAGTATCACTCGCTTATGACGTGCATATGGAGAACGCAGACCTTATTGAGTTCAAGGATGTGACCATCGGTGAGATAATTAACCGTTTATCGAAGTACAGTGCCAATGTATCACCTGATACACACGCTATGTGCTACAACACTAAAATTACAACGGGGACGGCAATCTATGTACCTTGATCCGATGGAGATGTGTCGATCTGATAAACTCACCACCAAGATGTGCGTGAAGTATATGCAGTTGCCGTGGAACATCCCAATGGTCGCTGCTCTCAATGAGACAACAGAGACCATCGTGAAAGAGGGACTGCGTGAGAATCACTCCCTGGTACACCAGTTGAAGAACCCATACGCTCGTAATACCAAGCGGGACTTAAACAAACGTATTGACACTCCTATAGCTATTATCGCAGGTATCCCTATGTCGTGGCGGTTCCTTGACTATATCGAGTATATGGGTAATCCATCGAACTACGGTGTATCAGACAGACGGCCACGTGACCGATACCATTATTATTTAAAACAGCATAATCTGCACGACACCAAAGAGAACTTAGTCGATTGGGTCGTCTATTATGCACGAACTAACAACCTACGCATCGAAGCCGCTGTGACAGCTTCACAAGGTGAGACCCTGGTACAAGTGTTCCAATCTATGTACGAGGCTTATACCAAGTTTGATAAAAACAAACTACGTAAAAGACGTGCAGGTTTTAATATTGATGTAACACCACCGGATAACCCTGAGCATCGTATTCAGTATATCCTCAAGCGTTACATAGACATTATGCACCTGCTGCCACCTGAACACATTAAAGACGCAGTAGCGACGATGCTGACATACAAGGACATACAATGGCTACCTCAAGAAAATCAGTAGGGGCGAAAATCTCTACCGCACAAAAGAGACAGCGTCCTAGCCTCGACTTCTACGCTACACCAGTAGAAGACATTGAGAAGATGCTAAAGACCATATTCGCCACTTCCGTTGATAATCAGCACATCAAGCCGTTAGTACTTGACCCGTGTGCCGGCAACGGAGCTTTCAAAAAGGCGATCAAGTCTGTATTCCCTCACTGGAGCGTGATGCAGTGGGATATTGTAGAGCGTAATGAGAAGTTAGATTACGTTGGTGACTTTCTTGATCGTGAGCCACACGGTGAGCAGTTCTCTATGGTAATGATGAACCCACCATTCGGAGAATCAATGGAGTTTATCCAACACGCTTTCAAGTTCCTCAAACCAGGTGGGATTGTCGTAGCGTTTTTAAAGCTTGATTTCTTAGCGTCTAAGAAACGCTACAACGGACTTTTTAAAGACGGTAATAGTCTTCTTCAGGTTTGGGTAAACGTAAGCCGTGTGAACTGCAAATATGACGGAGACGGCAACGATAAACAAAGTTCCACCACCGACAGTGGCTGGTTCATTTTCCAACAAGGTATGCCTGTCGTACCACAAATACAATGGCTGGAGTAGGTATGGAAGAAACAAGAGTTTGTACCAAGTGCGGGGAAGAAAAACCATTATCAGATTTCCGGTTCTTAAACACACAAGGTCGGTACCAAACACGCTGCCGAACGTGTGAATGTGAGTACACAAAAAGCCGCTACAATCCTAATTCGGTAAATAGAGAAGAGATGCTTGCTAAGCGACGTAGAGCCTACGCTGCCAACGCTATTGCATCGTATATCAGCGTATATGGAGAGGACATCCTCAATGAAGCGAAAGAAAAAAACAAGAGTCAACATCGTTAGTTTCGGTGTGGCATTCGAACCAGGTAAATTCTACGGAGTGTCCTGGTACAGTCAAGGTGGGTTCGATTTCAACGAGGTGTGCTTTATCCCACCTGATGAACGTGACCCTGCTAAATTTTTCCGTACGTGGTTGGACGAGATTTTAGAGTTCGTCACCCTGCCTACGGTAGACATCCAGGTTAAACCTATGGAGATTGCATAATGAGTACAATACAAACATACACAGGGCGGTTAATAAATCTTAGGGATATGCGATCCTCCGATGTGGATATACGAGACATAGTACACGGTCTTAGTTGCATAAAACGATTCAATGGAAGAGGCCTCACCGTGCTACAACACACACTGGCGATGTTCGACTACGTTCGAGCTATGTATAGATGTGAGGGACGAGACAGGTTACTAAGTGTTGTTCTCGGGCACGACCTTGCTGAATCATACATTGGTGACATCATTCAGCCTGTGAAAGCTGCTGTTCCGGAAATTGCTGTACTTGAGACATCCGTGCAATATGCGATATTAAACAAATTGTATCGTTGCGAGGGTGACGAATTTGTAGTACCACCTTATGCGTTACCAGGTAGTGACGAATTTGATGTGGTAAAACACATAGACCGTATAGCCTTAGCAGCTGAGTACAAACTTTTATTTGGAGACTACACCAAAACAGAAGACGTGTGGGGGATAAATAAATTATCTCAGCAAGACGTACTACGTATGGGTGACATCATCAAAACTGTAGACGAGAGCAAAGACGGTGGTAAAGCCAACCGTGAACGTCTAGAACTTTTATTACTACGCTTATATGCTAACTTACCACTGGAGGGATAACAAATGAGCATTATTGTATTAGAGAAAACCAAATCAGACCGTATCGCCAAAGACGTTGCTACAATCATCAACGCTTTGACAAAATGTTACAAAGACAAACCGGAAACACTAAAAAAGGACAACTACTCACAAATTGAGATAAATTTACCACTAAACGCTGAAGCTGAAACTACCATTAAAGTGGTTGATTCGATCTTGAATAGACGTGGGTTCGCTGTGTCTCAACTGCGTATAGAAGAAAACCGATCTTTTATTAAGGTGTTAATAGGTATCACCGTTAAGTCACATTTAGCACTGGTAGCTAAAATAAGCTCGTCAGGTCCTGATGTTGTTATTGACGACTCAAAACAAGGAGAACCTATGCTTGATTTCGATTTGTACCCGAAAGAAGAACCAAGCCACCAAGCCTCTACGGACAAACAAGTCGGTGGTAGCCACTACCAATTACCAATTCAACCGATTGAGTACATCTTGGCGAACGGCCTAGGGTACTGCGAAGCGAACGTGGTGAAGTACGTCTCACGTTGGAGAAACAAAGGTGGTATCCAAGACCTTAAGAAAGCGATCCACTACCTTGAGATGCTAATTGAGTCAGAGGAGAAAGCTAATGAACGTCCACAAGGCTGATTTAACGCCAACCGAGTGGTTCGGTATCTTGTTAGTGATGTTATGGTCACCTGTGTCTATTTATATGACAATTATCCTTATCTCAGCGATGTTGGATACAGAGAAGTGGTGGGTTGGCGTAGGGTCGTTCTTCGCTCTACTGTTCACCATCCCGCTAGCTGTAGGATGCTCGATTATTGCCGCACTCGTTATCTTCTACGCCATCGGCAGAGTACTGACAAATCTTAGTAATCTGCTCTAAAACAAAAAGCTCCGTATTACCGGAGCTTTCTTTTAACTTTTAAGGAATTTGAAAAATAACTACTTTGTAGTTAATTCAAGTATATTTTTATTTTAATTTTGAGTCAACCACTTTACTGATGACTTTATTCACAATTCCTGGCACCATCTGAAGTAGAACTTCTACCGCAGTCGCACCACTAACACCGCCAACCATAGCGATTAAGCCGCTAAGGTACGGGGCCCCTGGGTTATTAAAGTGGAACGCCACTGACGTCCCACAAAAAAAGCCGAGTAATATATCTACCCATCTCACGAACGGAGCCTTATTACGGTCAAGCTCCGCACTCGCTTTCAGTGAGCCGAACAACGCACCCACTGTGATGAAGATAATATCAACGTGCTCTAAGATATTTTCCATCGAATCCCTCACACTTAGAAATATATAGCAACGCCCCTAAGAACCAAAATAGCATCACGAGGTTTATTACTAACATTGTCTCCAGTGGAGGGTATGAGGTGACATACCCACTCGCTAGTATACTTTGTAGTACTGCACCAAGCGATAATCCGAAGAACTTAAGCACCTGGTGTTGTCTGCCCTTAAATGCTAACCCAAGTAATGAGAATAAAGCAGATGCCGTAGCAAATACAAAGAACTGGTCTAGGCGTGCAACAATTAAATGAGGGATATTTAGTTGTACGATTTTCAATGAGTGAATCAAAAAGCCTATGGCCCATAACGCACTCACAACGACGTTGATAACCTGCGTAGCACGACTATCACGCCCGTAAATTCTATTTAGCCACGTACATAACATAGGCACTCCTTATTACAAGTGGTCGCTCGGTGTAGCGTCGCCTACCCCAACTAACTCATCACACGAGTTACCACTAAACACAGTCTCATCACCTAGAGAAACTACATCGACTTCCGGACATTTGTCTTTTTGACATTCCTCGAGTTTACGTTTGAGCTCGGCGATTTCTGTATCTTTTGCGGTCAACTCGTTTTGTTTGGTAACGAGTTCAGCAAGTGCCACGTTGAGGTCTTCTTTCGCTTTGGCTGCTTCAGCTTTCGCATTGTCAGCTTTAGCGATAGCTGCTGCTTCAGACTCCAGTGCGGCTTCTTTATCACGTTCAGCTTGGTCTTTTGCCACCTTAGCATTAGCTGCTTCAGCTTTAGCAGTTTCAGCTTGAGCTTCAGCATCTGCTTTAGCTTGTTCGGCCGCCTCTTTAGAAGCGGTTGCTTGAGCTTCTGCTTCTTTAGCCGCTTCCGCTGCTTTAGCAGCCTCAGTCGCTTTTTCTTCTGCCGCCGTTTTCGCAGCTTCTGCCGCCGTTTTCGCAGCTTCTGCCGCCGTTTTCGCAGCTTCAGCCGCTTCTTTCGCTTTTTGTGCTTCAGCTAAATCAGCTTTTAACTTTTCAAGCTCAGCACTGTTATCCTCTGTATTACCACCTGGTTGTGCAGGAGGACACGCAATGGATGGTAAGGTATCAGTAATGCCCTTACGAGCGATACGGTCACGTGACAACTCATAGGTGCACTCACAATTTTCTTTCATAGAAATCTCCTTAGAAATTAAGGTGCGTAGAGGCTTCGCACCTATGGGTTATAAATGATCGCCAATTTCTTGCGTGATCGCTTGAGGTGCAACTGTTACATCACCGAAGAAAGATGTAATGTGGAACGGATCAACAGCGTACTCAACTTTCCAAATATTAGTTCTAACATAGTCAATGTCATTAGCAAGTTCTTCGCCTGTAACATCATTACCAATAAAGGTCTTCGTACCCTCGTACACTTTACCGCTGTAGTCATAGAGTTTGTAATGAACGGTTTTGGTAACGCCCTTTGCATCATTACGAATAGACGCATCGTCATAGACAAGATGTAAATCAGGGTCACCATTAGATACTTTAATTGTTGCATTTTCAGTACCCTCTTTATAAGGTAACTGAGGGTAGTCTACTTCAACTGTAGTCGGTAGAACTTTGCCTGGTTCTGCATTACCAGAGAAACGTTCAGGTGTAGTGAATGTCAATTTCTGACCTACGTGTTTCTCGTTAAAGTCTTTTGCATTGGTGTAATCTGCACGATTGAACGCACCTACAGCTTCATTGTAGTGGTGTCCATCAATCGCACTGGAGGCTTCGATAATGAAGTTGTTGTTTACAGGGTCAACCTCAGCAGTAGGTGTTCCTAAGAAACGTTCTTGCTGAGGTGCTGGGCGCTCTTTCATCTTAACAATAGCGGCCGACCAAATTGCACCAGTTTCTACGTGTCTTAGATACTTTTGCTCGGTAATTGCGTAGTGTGTATCCGTTTCTGCTAGAGTGGGGTAGCTATCTAGCACCTCAATCTCTGCACCTGGTGCGGTGACTTTACCACCCACCACTTTAATTGTTTTATCGTCTAAATCAGAATCACGAATAATGATAATTGCCATATTAATCTCCAAAAAATCCGATTAGATCTACGGAATAAACACGGCCTGCTTTGAGACCTTTTCCATAGATATTCTTGTTGTTACTGTTGTACCAAACTTTCCCACCGTCCCAAGTTTGTAAACTTGCTCCGTCTACGGGGTTCGGTGCTTCTTCCGGTAGTTTGAAAATAACCGAGCCGTCGGGAATATCTTTTAGTACCTTAAACTCTAAATGAGTTTTACCTACACCGTCAAGCACAGACACCATACGGAACTGCGGGTTGAGATAAGCTCTCGCATTTTCCGTTATGATGGTATCCTTGTCTAAGGCGAACTCAGCCATATACCAGTTGTACTCTTTGAGTACTCGCACCTTGTTGTCTTCTATGACGAAGTCTGAGGTGTGTAGGTCTTCCGGTCTGATTACTTTCGTCATTCGAAATACCCACCAAGATTGAGGATATACCGAGTACCTGCTTTAAGACCATTACCCATAACTGTGCGAGAGCCAGCGTCAACCCAAATAGAACTACCGTCAAACGTCTGCTCCTCGATCAACTGAACTGGTGTAGGAGCGTCTTGGGGTAGTTGGTACAATGCACGACGAGGGCCCGAGTCTATAACCATCTTAAAATCAACGTGGATATTACCTTGAATACCTGCGACAGATAAGTAGTGACGACCAATTTTAGCGTAATCAACGGGACTTTGCGTTGTAATAACCGTGTCCGGAGCTGCGTATTTGAGGTCGTAAATCTTAATGGTAGGTCTAACTCTAACTTTGTTATCTACAATGTCGAAGTCGTCGTCGTGTAGATCTTCAGGTCTGATGACCTTTTTAACTGCCATATAAACTCCAAAGGGGGATTACTCCCCCTGTGTTAATTAAGCTTCCGCAGCGGCTTCAGCTTTTGGTAATACGTAGCCAATCGTTGTACCGTCTAAACCTTGTAACTCATCGCCTTTGAGTAACTCAGCAAGAGCTTTTACAGTTTCAGGATCTTTAACTGCTTCAACCACTTTCGCTTTGCCAACGAAGATACCATCGTCTTTCACTTCTGCGAGGTTGTCTGCTTCAGCAGAAACAACTAATAATTCAGCAAGGGTAGTTTCAACTGTTTGCTCGTTGCCACCAGCACCATCATCCACAGTAACTTTTAATTTACCAGTGGCTTTATCGGCTTTAATTTTGGTAACACGTAAGTCAACGCCAGACTCTGGGATTTGAGCAACAAGTTTGTTGTCTACGATCTTAATGGTTACGTCGTCAACAACAACGTTTAATTTTTGGTTTTCGATTGCCAAACCTGTACCGACATCACGCTCGGTAACTACTTTAATTTTAGCCATTTAATTTCTCCTATTGTTGGCCTTTATGCTTTAACACCTTTGATTTGGAACATAGCTTTAATTGAGTCTTGGTTTAATGAAGCTAGAGTATGTACGCCCAAATAGATATGGTCGGTGAATAGTGATTGATTCACAAGCCACACAGCTTCGGTTCTATAACCACCAAGATCCATCGGGATACTGTTTACAGACAAGATCTTACTCATACCAAGTTCAGCGGCTGTAATTTTAAGACGTGTCTCTTTGTAGTATAGCGTACCAGCGTCGACGAACGGTTGTGCTGTTTCGGAACAACCAACGTCGAAACTTCCAACTTTGTGTGTAAACGCATTATCACCTTTTGACCTAGGTACCGTAGATAATGGGAACTCAATAATACCATTAACTTCAACCAAGCCATTACCGTAGTCAATGGAGTATTTCTCACCAATTACGTTGCCTGTTCCATTATCAACGAAATTTGATGCGACTGGGTTTGCTTCGATTTTTTTAATCACAACTTTATCGCCTACAATCTCAAGCCCATCACCTACGTTTACTTCATACTTACCAGTAGAGTTATTCCACTTAATACCTTTACCGATGTTATCAGGCGTAACTACGATAATTGAAGCTGCATCTTCTGTACCGTTACCTTTTGTATGTTTACTCATTGTTCACCTCTTATGGCTTAATTGCACCAAGTAACACTTCGCCACTTGCGTCTTTCAAGTTAGCAAATTTACTCAGTATGTCTTCTAACGCACCAACACGTTTTGTCAAGTCGTCCACTTGCTTTTGCATCGCTTCGATTTGCATCACGTTCGCAGTGACGTTAGTCTCACGATGCCACACAGACCAGTTAGTTGGATCTACCAGCGTACCGTCTTTGTTCATACCGCTATCGTTCACACGATGCCATACAGCTTGGTCTGTACCAACTAAGTATTGGTCAACTTGTGCTGGTGATGCGATTTGCCAACCGTTGAAGTCGTAGGCTTGACCGTCCGCTAATTGAGAAATCTCAGACGTTGCGTTCTCGGTAGCGTTGGTAGAATTAATATCCGCAGGTACACCAGGAACGTAGTCACCACGTGCTTTACCGATGTAGCCGTAGAACGTTGAGTAACCAACTTTCTGAATACCGGTGTTTAAGTTCTTAATTAGCGAAGAGTCGGTTGGCTTTAAGCTCACTTCACCTGTAGCTGCATTAACATTGAACTGGTCGCTGTTAAGTGCGAGTTTTAGTGGATCTGCTTTAGTACCTTTACCTAAGATCGGTTTGTTTGCGAAGATTTCACCTACTTGTAATGAACCGTCTTCACCAAATTTAAGTCCGTCGCCTGCTTTGATACCAACGCCATCTTCAGTTGCTTCTAAGCCACCGTTCGGTTTAACTTTAACGCCCAGTTTGTCAGTTTCGTTCGCACCTTTGACAATGGTTTTGTCGAAGTCGTCAGCGGTTAAAACATCAGACGCTTTTGGTACAGCAACGTGTTCACCATTAGGGTTAGTTAAAACCACTTCCTTGTCACCAATAGCCATCTGTACAAAAGGCAATTCGATTTCTTTTTCTTTGCCGTCACCTTTGGTAACTTTTAATTTGCCATTTTCAATGGTTACATCTTTAACAACGTCGATTTCACCATTTTTAATCGCTTCATTTACTGCACTAGCAAGAGCACCACAAAGAATCACTTTTGAATCTTTACCTAATGCACCGCCATCACAGTCTTTTAGTCCAGCTTGAATGTCACCTTTAGCCAATGCTTCATTAATCGCATTTTTAATTAGCAACTCAACTAACTCACGCTGAGACCCACAACTTGCAGAACAAGTCATACTTCCCCCTATGTTATTTAAGGATTATTAAAAAAATCTCATCATTTCCCTAAGTGCGTCTTGATGACTTCAGCAATAGCTTTAGCCACCAACCAACGCTTCTCGTTGAGGGTATTCATACGAGACTGGCAAGTGACGAACTCAAGTTCTACAATCATACCACCGGCTTGTACAAAACCCAAACGAGAGTGCTGACCTGCATTTTCAGGTTGCCAGCCATTGTTACCACGCAGCTTAGAGCCCGTGACATCTACAATAGCTTGGGCAATCTTTTGGGAAAGTGCTCGATCTTTAGGTTGGGATAACACCTCTACACCATACGCTGTGTATGTGGCAGACGCATTTAGATGAAATTCCACGGCCAACTCTGCTTTCTTAGCGAGTTGGATGGCTTGTGACAACGGAGCATTGGTACGACCATCCCCGTCAGTCTGAACATCGAAGCCCCAGTTGCGAAGATAATACGCAACGTAATTACGCATATCCGCAGCGAAATCAGCTTCTTTGTAGCCGTTCGCCACCGCACCTGGGTCCGTATTAGAGTGACCTGCCGTAATCACGATCATAGCAAGCACCCCACAATAAGACCTGCGATACCGCCAACTAGCACACCACGCCAAAATGCACAGCACCAGCAGATGGTCGTGACTTTCGTCTCACCTTTCTCAACTTCGATGTCAATGTCCGCACCCTTGCAACAGAGTTCGGCAAAATCTCCCACGGGATTGTACCCGCAGAAGATTGTCTTTAATTTGCTTTCTTGCTCGGTTGATTCAACCTCGATTCCTTTGCGTTTACTCATAACGCTCGCCTCTTTGTTTTAGTTCCTCTAGAGCATCCATATATAAAAATTTCTTCTTAATTTGGATTTCATTAAGCTGTTCTTTAATGTCTAGAAGCTCATCCAAAGGGGGATTCAGTTGAAGCTCTAATTCTTTTTTCATCGTGAACAAGTCACCAGTACTATTTCCCTTACTGGAGCGTAAAGCCTTTTCAGCTTTGCGTACTTCACCCACCCATTTTTTCAATTCTTTGCGGGCTCCATCTTGTTCAAGATTTAAGAGTTCGTCGTAACTTTCACCAATTCCCATCTTGTTCATCAGCTTAGTATATTCTTTATCAAACTCTTGTTCGACAGCGTACTCATTGTAATTTAAAGAGTATTTTTTAACAAGCATATCATTAAAGGCAGAGACTGGATCTTTACCCTCGAAACGCATTGATTTTCCAATATCTCCGATAAACTTACCACTACCTCCAATGAAGTGGTTAATCCACGTGTCGATAGAACTTGGAGCAACATCTGCTATACCTAATTTCGCCATCTCAAATGTCAACCATTGTGAGAAGTTAGAGTCGCCCATATTACGGCGTTGGTAGTCCATCGGCTCATCAATGAATGAGCCATCTTGAGCCCAACCGTTCTTAGGTGCAACAGGACGACCGAAGTAGTCTTTATTCGCCACCAAACTCACCACGGGCTGCATCACAGTAGGAGACCAACCGTATGCCACGTTAAACGCTGTGTCATCAGTCTCCGGTGTTTGGAACGGCATTAGGGACTCTTGTACAGAACGCATCACCCGCCCAACACCTGCTGACACTTCTTGCTCACCCTTGGCTACACGGACGAACTCACGTGCTGCATTAAGTGGGATCATAAGTTCCTGGGCGATCGGGAATTTGAAGTCTCCAATATGGAATTGACCGACACTTTCATTACGACGCTTCCACATTGGTGTACCATCTTCATCTTCCTCGTCATCACCCGCTGCTTGTGCAGCAACAAGAAGTGCCAGCATACCCATCGCTTTCAATCCGTATGTTCCGTACTTAGGATTGACTAAGTTATAGGTAGTCTTCACACCGCCCATAATGGCGTTCCAAAACATCCAAAACGAACGAGGTGTGCCCCACGCACCTTTCTGCTCGAAGTTACCGGTTAGGTTTTTCGAGATGTCACGTGCCGTGTTCGCAAATTCAGGATGGTTACGTAAGAACTCAATTAAATCACGCTCTGAGTTAAACTCACGTCCACCGTTCTGCATTTGTAGGTATTCTAACCACGCTGAGAAACGTGCTGCGTTATCAGAGAAGTGCATCACTTGCATCAATGTCTTCGCACCACGTGCTGTACGTGAACCTACAGACCCACGGTTAAAGGCAAGCATATCCAAGTCATCAGTAATCTTATCAAGGTCGTAGTGAGCCATCGGATTGATACCGCCCTCATTCAAATACGTCTTGTATGTGAAGTGAGCGTTTTTACCATTCCACTGGCCTTTCAGCAACATCGGTAACACACGCACCATACGTGGAATAATACGACCTGATAACTGCAGTGACTCAGCATCTGATAACTTACCACGACTCGCCGCTTGAGTATTCGCTAGTACCAACGTCATATCACGAATGAACGCTGTGATATGGAACGTCGGGTTAAGTACGGTACGAGTTAAACCTAACCAACGGGTAGTCGCACCCAAGTGGCGAATGAATGTATTGGTCACATTGCTTTTCTGTGCCTTGCTCATTTTCGCCAGTGACTGTGCTGCGATTTCATCAGTTAGTACAATTCTCTCACGCTTACCGTTACGGTAGAACGCTTTTGAACGTCCATCCAAGATGCCCTCAGGTGCGTAGGTAGCGTGGAACTTATCACCTCGTGTTTTGAGTTCATCTGACATAATACGAGCCATATGTGGCATAGGATATTTCGCCAATAAGTCTGCAGCTTCACGCATAATCGCAGATTCAGCAGCGTTGTTAATACGTGCTTGTGAGTTCGCCACGTACTTACTTAAGATGTTACCAGCCTTAGTAGAACGACCGTGAATACGACCTGAGAACGCTTTAACCTCTGAATCTTCATTTTGTAGAGGAACGTAGAACTCACCATACAAATCATTGTAAGTGTTCTCATCAATACGGCCCATCGCAAGCTCGAAGTCAAGCGTATTATTGTTCATCTCGATGATCGCTTTCTCAAACTCTTTAGCGAACGCACGTTGTTGTGGAGTAAGCGACGCCATATATTTCTCTCCGGTGTCATCTTTCACCCACGTTGCACCTTTCGTGCCTTTCGCCACACGCTTGCCGTTTAAGACGTAATAGCCGAATCCAGTAATGGTGTCGGTTAATAAGTCACGACCTTTGTAATAAGGGTCTTGCTCACCGCTTGCACGTTTCTTACGACGGATGAAGTGCGGTGCACGAAGTGCATACGCTAAATCATCAAGATCTTCTTTCGTCATACCTGAACGCTGTGCAAGCTGAGTTAAAATGTCCATGTGGTCACGCAAGTTCAATTTTCCACCGACACCATAATGGTTAAGCTCAGCACTTGCCTTTTGTCGAAGTGCGTTAATGTGTGTCTCTACTTCAACTGGTACTTTCGCACCGTATGCGTTTCTCGCAATATTCTCAAGCGTCGTAATCCAGCTTGTACTGTTGTTCAAGTTAATCGCTGACCAACGGATTGTACGGTCTAGTACTCGCAACACGGGCTCAGAGAACTGAGGCGGTAACACACGTTGGATGCCTTTGAACAAGTTGTAAAGAAGACCTGAGTGGTTATACGCCATCTCCGTCACGTCTTGTACGTACTTCTCTTGCTGTGACATCTCTGAACGATGTTTCGGTACGAATCCACTCTTTTGTGCCAACGTCTCTGTTTGGTCCCAAGTAAGCCCAGTTTCTTCGTGGCTTTGACCTTGCTCGTCCCACCAGTTAAGCGACCACAAGCCTGTATCTTCATCAAGTTGTGCGATGGCTGCGATATGGCTGTCACGGTTCTGCTCTTGTGTACGTCCTGCGAAAATCACCTGTCTCACAATCTTACGGCTCAATCCAGGCACGCCTTTAATAGTTTGAGTGCGGCCGTTGTTCGCCTCGAATAAAGAGGTGGTGTTTGTAATCAACTGGAACAACGCTGGTTGCTCGTTTGCGTTCAACCCTAGTAATGCACCAATGCGTTTAAAGAACGCACGTACGGAGTCAAAGAAACCACGTGGTGCACCGTTTGCGTGTAATTTATCATACGCAGTTTGGAACTTCGGATTAGACAACAACTCTGCCACGAACTCGTGTACACCTGTCACTTCATCAGCGATGGTCGGGAACTGTGCCACAAACTCAGGATGACTCAATGCGTTCTCACGAGCACGTACAATCTCATCCACCACAGCACGCTGCTCTTCATCAAGTACTGCACGATTTTCAAGTGCGTACACGGTGTAGGCGTGAACCAACTCGTGGATTAAGTCAATATCAGGCTCTTTAGAATTAATGTCTAATACAATCATATTAGAAGCGATGTCGTAGTAGCCTGAACGTCCCTCGGTCGCTAAGTTGTCGTAGCGGATTAGTACGGAGTCATCGACCAGTTCAACCAGTTTATCCACCACTTTGCCACGTGGGTCATTCTCAGCGAAGCCACGTTTGGCGAACTTCAACGCCTCCATCACACCGTAATCTTGTAGTGCCCTCTTAAAGGTGGTTGGGTTGATGTTCGTAGCCGGTGAATCACCGAAGTTGTTAGCCGGATCGAGTATTGCCCGACTTAGCTCCGAGCTTGACTTTGGTGACTTTTTTGATTTTGTTTTCACCATTTCCTCGTCAGCTGTGCGAGCCATCGTATTGTTGTGCACTTCTGTCAGTAATTCATCGAAAGCCTTGTCGTGCTTACGCTCTTGCTCACGAGTTTCAGCATTTCTTTTGGATTGTGTCTCACGAGTTTCATCAGTCATCTCCTGAGCCACTTTGCCTTTTTCAGAAGTCTTAGTTGTTCCGATAAGCTCATCGCCAACATACTTAAATAAGTTCGGATGCTGCTCAGCAGTGATATCATCAGCACGTCCTGCCTTAACATCATCAAGGTAGGCTACCGCTTCATCACGTACAAGATTTAAGTCGATGTCTTTAGACACACGCTTACTATTTACCAACGCACCACCATTAAGTGCGGTAATAATGGCATCTACTGCAGGTGTTAATACAGTATTTTTACCACGTACAGACACTTTCACGTGTGCCATTTTCGCCAACATATCAACATTGTTCGCAACACGGTTAGCCACATTAGCATCAGGATATAACTGATTGAGCATGGCACCAGCTTGTGAACTTGGGTCTGACTGCATACCACCAAGACCACGTGAAATGTTCAGCACTTCTTGTAAGTCTCTTGAACGTTTGTACAACGCAGATGCAGCTACCAAGTCAGGAGTTTTCTGTGCAAGCTGGTAAGTGTCGGCGATTAATTTTTCCAAATTAGCTTCCACTTCTGCACGTGTTTCGCCTAGACCACTAGACACGCCTTTGGCATTAGGATCGGCAATAAAACCGGAATGTGCAGTCTCTAAAACCTTACGCACTTTAGCTTTTGTATCAACCACCAACTGACGCTCAAACGCAGCTTGCTGTTTCTTGATTTCTTCAGCCTGTTCAGATGCCTCGTTTTGGGCAATCTCTGATGCCTCATTTTCTGCTGCAGTACGCTCACCTACGATGCTTTGTCTCTGAGCGTCTTCGTAGTTTTGATTACGTGCGTCCGCATATTGGCCCAAATCAACAAGTGCCAACTTAGCTGTAAGTAATCGGTTAGCCGCTGCTGCATAACGTCCTGCACGCTCAGGTGCTCCGTCTTGTTGTGCTTGGTTAGCGAATTGTAGTAACTGATTAATCGCACCCGTAACAGATGTATTTAATTCATCTGCAGTCACACCACGTTTTGCCAACGTGTCTTTAAGTGCCGGTGGAATAATACCGTCTTTATCAAATTCTTTAACCACGGCACGGGCGTCTTTGGTAAATGACGTAATCTTAGTTTTCGCGTCAGGATCTTTTGCCGGCACGTTTTGAAAATAGGCTTGTGGGTCTTTCGCAAAATTGACCGCACTTTCAAACGCACCAACCATATCCGCAAATTTAGCATCACCCATCATCGGTGACTGTTTCATTTCACCAAGACGTGCTTCAGCAGCTGGGATATTGGCAGGGTCACGTAACGCACGAATTTCATCAGCGATACCTTGTACATACTCGTCGTTATCGTTGAAGTTCGCCGCTTTGCGTGCTGACTCAAACTTAGATGCGAAGTCATTGAACTGACCTTGCATAGCTGCAGGGTTTGTACCGTTTTGTACATTTTGCTGTTTACCCAACGTCTCAGTCATTTTATTAACTAAGTCCGTATGACGAGTAACGTCTTTTAGAATTTGATTCGCTTGCTCAACTGATACATTACCTTGCGATACAGTGTCAATAAGGTTAGTCACTTTGCCTTGCTGTTCACGAATTAGATATTTGTACTCGTCTTCGTTAGTGCGGTCACCTTGTGCGAACTCTTGTGCGATTTCTTCAGCACGAGCTTGAATATCATTAGTCTCACGATTACCACCAACAGGATCGTAGTTAGAAACATCAAGTGCAGCGATTTGTGCATCAATATCAGCAATATCAGCTTTAGCCTGTTTGTATGCTTGCACGTTGTGTCCAGCATCACCAAGCGGGTGTGCACCAACGCCCATAAAGAGACCAACAATACCGCCACGGTGACCCTCGTGTTTGGCTCTTTCTAAGTCACCCTCATTAATAGCCGATGAGAAAGACAATGAACCTACTTTCGCACGTTGTTCTTCCGGAATTAATGGGTCTTGAATACGACCTAGATTTTGACCAAGTAAGTCTTGGAACGAGTTAGCCGCAAACTCATCCACGTATTCTTTGCCTGCAGTAGTGGCTAGACGTTTAACGGCACCGATACCACCAATCTGATCTACTTTGTGGTTCAAGCGTTTTAAGATACTGCCCTCGTCCGCTTTCTTAACGAAGTCTTTTAACTCGTTAATTGTTTTACTTGCTGCTCCTGAGAACTTACCTGAACGGTTTAAAATGTTGTAAGCGATATTATCCACAGTACCCGGTAACATACCTTGCATCGCATACTGTTCTAAGAACGCTAACTCAACTGCGTTTTTAGCATCGTCAGTAGTCATGTCACGACCATTTAGGTACTGCTCCAAACGGAATCCACCCGCTTCTTGTAATGCAGATACAGTACGATATTGAGCACCTTTTAATGCAACGTTACCAAGCGTAGCTGCGGCTTTACCGGCAATAGACGACCCTTTAAAACCAGCATCCATTCCATCTTTTAGATAATTTAAGATCTTAGCACCACGGGATGTTAGGTTAGCTCCTGCGGAAACGCCTTTACCAACGGCGTTGCCTACTACACCTAGACCTTTTGTACCTACTACCATAGCAGCAACTTCAGGACCTACTAATTTGGTTAATAGTGGTACATTGGTTCCTGCAAATTTCAAGGCATCTCCAATGCGGTCGTTGTCAACTAAATAATTGAAATACTCAGCATCGCCCTCAACTTCCTCGTCACCAGCCACGTCTTGTAATGCTTTTGTGGTTGCTCCTAGGGCACTTTGTACGCCTAAGTTTACATCAACGCCCATTCGATTCTGTAATTCATCAGCTAAGGAGATTAGTGTGTTCGCACCTCGCACAGCACCACCCAATGCCTCTGTTGTAGTGTCAGCTGCCGTAGATAAAAGTGAATCTTGATACTCATCATTAGCACCAACACCATAGGCTTTGGCAATCTTCTCAAAGTATTTGTCTGCACTTCGTTCCGCTTGTTGCAACTCAGGTTTTAAACGTGCGAAATCTTGCTCCGCATATTTTTTGAGAATATCACGCTTAATGGCATACGGAGTACGTAGCCACATTTCGGGTGTGTAACCTGCTTCTTTCAAAGCAATATTAAAACGTGAACCGTCTTGGAAAACACGAGTACTGTCCACTTTACTTCCGTAGTTGTGGACTGTCTCTCCCTCTTTCCATTTCGGTGGTTGGTAGTTGATACCCAATGCTACACGACTTGTATTGTCAGCGTAGTCATCATACGGGTTATCTTCAACTAAAAGTGGATCTTGTGTTGGTTCAACAGTGGTAGTTGTTCCGACCGGTGTATAAACAGCAGAACCAGTCACTACTGGACTGGTCTGTGTATTGAGTTGGTTTTGTTGCCAAATGGTAGGGCGAGTTTGGTACAGGTCTAATAATGGGTCTGTCATAAAAGGTTTCCTTTTATACGCCCGTCATCGTTCTCCCATACCACCCTGTTGGGCTTGTTAGAAATTGCTGAACGTCGAAGTCAGCCACAGATGCCGGAGCGTTACTTGCTAATGGTTGCTCAATAGCTTGCGACGGTGCCTGCATCATCTGCTGTAGAAATGCTGGGTTATTCGCTTGCTCACTACTCGGCATTATAGCACCTGTTACTTGCCTGGCAAATCCCTGCGGTGTGTTTTTGGCGATGGCTGTTTGTACCTCGCCATTACCCATCAACCAAGGCTTACCTGAATCACCGAACGCTTGTCCTTGTAAGTTGTACAGCTGTCCGTTCTTCGTAACCGTATAATCCAAGTGAGGTCCTGTAGAGTTACCTGAATTACCTGTCAAGCCAATTACCTGACCTTGCTTGACAACATCACCAGGCTTCACGTGGATTTTGTCCATATGTGCCCACTGTGCACAAATGCCTGTCTCAGGATCGCACACTGCCACATAATTCCCGTAGCCGTTAGGATCTACACCTACTTTAACTACCTTGCCTGATAACGACGCCGTCGCTTGCGTACCGACCGGTGTGCCAAAGTCCGTTCCCTTGTGGAACGAACTCGCTTTCGCATTTGGTTTCTGTCTGTGACCGCTCGCTGAGGTGACTTTGAAATCACCAATAAACGGTGCACCAAGACCAAGACCATAAGAATAATCAATCACCATCCGTACATCCCCGTTGGTTTAGTTAGCCACTGTATTGTGGCATATTCCGCAGGACTACCTGATACTGCGATGGCCGGTGGTTCTTCAAACTGTTGCTTCGGAGCCTGCATCATCTGTTGTAGTAAGTCTTGTCCTGCTTTCTTAGTTGTAGAAGCGTAGCCTGACCCAACCGCATCAATCGTTGGTCTTGTGGCATACTGAACATTACCACCACCTATAGAACTTGCATCTAACCCAACTTTGTTAAACGCTTTGCGGATTGAATCCCACGAGTGTCTAAACTGTTGGTATGAATCAGGTGCTGTCGGTAAACTCGCCCACTCCTTACCAAGCTTTGGTAGAGCAGCGTTCCAGTTACCATTTAACACATCGTTCAATGCCCCACGCTGATTAATAAGATAAACAGCCGCTGCATCTTGTGAAGTTGGAGAGAAATCCATCTTCCCCCAAGCCTTTTCAATCCCTTGCCACGTTGGGTAGCGGATAGCATATTTACCATTTGCTGTAGACTGCAGGTTTCTACCTAACTTGTCTTTAAAGCCCCAGGTTCCTTGACCAATAGCTGCTGGGTGGGCACTGAACCCTGTGGTTAATAATGCACCGTTTGTTCCACCTTTCGCTAAGTATGGGTTAGAAAACGAGTGCGTGCCCTCCGAAATCGAGAGCACATTTAGGAACTTACGCAAGTTGTCGTTCTGCTGCAGTAACTGCAGTGCTTCTTCACGAGTCATAGTATCTCCTTAGAAACGTGTTGAACCTACAACGTTTGTGTTTTTGTTCTTAGCTTCATTTTGCTCTTTCTTGAAGTCCTGACTTTTTTTCTGTAGGTCTGTTCTACCTTTTTGTCTGATTTCTTCAAGTTCTTTTTTGTTCTGCTGATCTATCTCACGTAATTTCTCACGTTGTTCCATTGTTAGACCTGAACTGTTTTTTGCCATAGCACTCAATAACTGCGGACCATTAGGTAGAGCTGCAATCTGTTGCATAAACATAGGCATTTGGTCTGTTGGGATATTATAACGAGCATTTCCTAACTGGATTGCTGTTGTATCACCATTTGTCTGAATAGATGCAATAGGACTTGTCACACCGTATAAATTAGGTTGTGCTTCATAGTCCATACCAAACATACCCGCTAATGCTCCTTGGTTTCCTTGTCGCTGTGCTGCTTGTTCAGCATACTGCGGAGCAACCAACTGTAAAGCACCCATCTGTCCGTTGTTGTCAAGAACTTGGCTGATTGCAGCATATTGGGCTTCCTGCATTGGGACACCTTGCTCCAACAACTGTTTCGTCGCTTGCCAGGTACGTGGATCATTCATCGCCTCCTGAATTGCACTTTGCGCTTGTGCGGAACGGAACGCTGCCATATTCTTCTGATTCTGACCCAACATACGAGCCATAACCGTTTGCTGTGCTAACGACAATGGTGTATTCATACCAATGTTCATACCCGACCAAGACGAGTAGTTAGGATCCGTACCGTTGTTAAAGTGCGGGTTATTGGTATAACTAACAGGCTGGCCATTGTCGAAATAGTACTTACGTGTCGTCTGCCCATTACGGTATGCAAAACGGTCATCGTGTACGGCTTCACCTGGCACTTGGTGCGGTGCAAGCTGTGCGAACTGAATCGGGGTCATTGTAGAATATCCACCTGATACATAGCCATCTGTTGGTGATGTTCCATTCACAGAAGCTGTCGCCGTGGTAGGTCTTGCTCCTGAGGCCAAATCAACAACCGTATCAGCCACACTAGAAGATAACCAAGCTGGCGGTGCTACACCGTCTGTAACCGTTGCTCGTTTTGCTAATTCTTCATTAGCTTTTTTCTGTTCATAAGCAGCATTAGCTACACCATATTGTGTAGGCATAGCATTACCAGTATTCACATCAACTGTAGTTGGATGTACTCCACTATAACCTTTTAACTTGTCACCCACATCTCGGTTCCATTGTACAAGGTTATCAAACCAAGACGGTTTTTCCTCAACCAACTGTGTAGGACCTGAAAACGCATCAATCGGACTATTACGTGCTGCGATATAGTCATTCGGGTTTGCGTTTGCTGGTAAGTTCTTCAATGCTTCATTGATGCCTCGAAGAAACGCTGCTCTGTCTCCCACTGCTTGATATAAACTCAATTCTCCTGGAGTAGCCATTACTCACCCCTATCCTGTGATTGTATTACGATATACACCAGGTGCAGCCAACATCTGCTGTAAAAAGTTTTGGTTAGCTAATGCTGTATTACTTTGCGGTGCGAACTGGTAGCCACTACGATACGGTCCAATGTTTTGTTGCTGTGCATAAGCGGTCGTAGTGGTGGTAGACGGAGACTGATTAACAGGTTGTTGGCCAACTTGTGTTTGTTGATTAACCACACTTTGTGTGTTCGGTCTGTTCAACAAGTCATTCATCGTCATACCTGAGTTAGTAGCGATCAACGCATTGAGCATTTGGTTTTCTAAGTAGTTGTTCGTCTTAGAAAGTTGTTGCTGTTCCTGGATCGCATTGTTCTGTGCAATCTTCGCATTAACTGCTGATGGATCCACTAAAGACTTGTTCGTGAAGTTGTACAAGTCCGTCGCCATACGCAAGTTATTTGATAAGCCACTCTGCCAAGCGTTGCCTAAGTTCCCTAGCCAACCACCTAATCCACTGCTCCCACCGAAGCCATATCCTGCTGCTCCAAGAGTCATATCAAACGACATAACCTGGTCCTCCTAAAAGTTGTAATAATGAAGTATCATCTGTGCCTTGTGGGTCAAACAATGGGTCTGTACCCGCTGCAATTTCACCGCTATCTCCTGGGTTTAAGCCTAACGCATTTGCCACACGTTGGATTGTCGCCGGGTTTAACGGTTGTTGTGTCATATCCATACCAGGTGCGGATAACATACTACGCATTGCATCACCTTGTGGAGCTAACATATGCTCAGGTACCATAGCAGGAGGTGCTGAACCATTTGGGGCATTAACCAATAATGCCATAAGGTTCGGGTCAACTTGCCCACTTTGTAATTGAGCTAACATACTAGGGTCTACATTACCGGCCGCCATCTGCATAGCCAACTCAGGATCGGTAATCATAAGCTGTTGTGCTAGTGCCTGCATATCAGGTGCCATCATCGCATTTTGACCCATACTCATTTCTTCAAGTGGTGATACATCGCCTGCACCACCAATTGTTCCTAGGCTTCCTAGTGTTCCTAATTCGCTCACGCTATGCTCCTAAAATCCTGAGTCTTCCGGTTGAGCCACCGGACCATCAGGTTCGCTAGTTTTGCTCTTACCGTCACAATTATCCTCGCTATCGTAGCAGAGGAAGTATCCGATTGCTAGTGCCACAAGTCCTGCTAAAGCGGAAATACCACCAACGTCTTTTTCAGCTGTTTGACGTAAACTCGCTGCCAACCAAGCGTAGTTCTTACCTGCACTCGCTAAAACATCCAAGCCTAATTTCAATAGTGCCATATGCTTCTCGCTGTGCAATCCAAGTCGTTTGTCCTGAATAGCAATAGCTGTTTTCTCATAATCAGCCGATCTGTTTTTTCGAGAATCACGATGTTTTTCGAACAACTCTGCACCATCGAAGTGTAACTTCATATTAGTCTGCCAAGCTGTTTGTCGTTCTGCTTCTCGTGCTTTCGAAACTGTACCTACAATTTCGGCTGCAGTCGCTAATGCAATACGTGTGTTCAATTCACAACACTGGTTAGCACCATAGCGATTTACCTGTCTACAAAGCTCTTGTCGTTTTTGTTTAGCTTTTGCTTCGGCATCTGCTACGACACGCATACTAATACCTAAGTAATCAGGTTTGTATCCGCACAAGATAAACTCACACAAACGCTCGTGGATGGTATCGTTACAAGGTTCCAACTTGTCAGCATACAACTCCTCATCTAGAGCCATATCTTTAAGCCAGTCCGCTTCTTTCAATAACCAGTCATCGGCTGCATCTGCGAGTGCTTTTTCAGCAGGTGCTTCTTTGTCAATCAGGTTATACCCGATGTCACGCATACGGTCATTGATTGATCGCCACGTGTCTTCTGCGTCTTTCGCTTTTTTAATTAAGCTATTCGATGCGAAGCGACCCAACACAGAACCTAATAAACTAGCGATAGCTAACCATTTACCATCGTCACGTTTCGGTTGCCGTGGGTACTGAATAATGTGATTAGAACTAAAAGCAGGCGAGTTTGTACCTCCACTTCGGTTCTCACCAATCTCAGCGTAGTTATAATCCTTTCCGGCTTTCTTTTCTTCAGACTTTCCGTTGTTAATACTCATACATTAACCCTCTGTTAATGTCTCACGTGAAGTTTGTACGTGAATCTCATCAATCGTGATTCTCGACCGTACTTCAACAGCCCACGTGATCGCTCTATACTTGCGAGGTAATAAAAACGGCTTGTTTGTAGAAACATCACGTCTGTAGTACTCTCGTCCATCTGCATATACAATAACTTCAATAGAGTGTCGCTTACCAGTTAATTCAGCTACGTATGCTTTGTATTGAGGGAATTGTCTGATAAAGGTTTCAGCACTTACATTGGCATACTTTTTCTCAAAGTTTTTGTATGCTGCTAGTGCTTCTTCCGCACCAGCTGACATCATCATATAATCAGATGATACCACTTTTAACGTCGTAGGTCTCCATAACCCAGGCATAACCATATCAGGTGATCGCCATACGGCACATCGGTTAGGTTCGCTAGGTTCTCCCCACTTACGTAGTCTTGCTTTGGCATCCTTACCAACTTTCATCACGAATACTAATCCACCTTGATGGTGTGCATAAATATTACTTGCTTTCTCAGTCGTAACAACAAAGGACGGGTCTCTACGGTCATCATCTGAAAAGTTCATTATCCAGTTGCGACGTCCAACACCGTGGACTTTATCATCCCAAAAGGCGATACGTGTTTCTTCTCCAGCGTACTCAAGCCACTCCCGTTCTGTAAAGAACTGTCCGGTGATCAACTTAATACCTTGCTCCGTAAACTCATATAATCCATTTGGGGATACAAAGAACATAATATGCTCTGCAACGCAAACGGCTTCACCGTTGTAAGCAGGTGCTTTAACTTCAACTTCCTGAATACTCACGGTTTCCTGCTTCGTATTGATGATGTAATGTAGTCCATCTGTTAGAGCAAGAATTGTATGATGAACATTACCCTCAATCGGTGATGTCACTTCTTCAGCCCTTAGTACGTTATACATCAATCGGTATTCTTGAGATGGGTCAAATGCGTGCTGTCTATGTGGTTGAGAAAAGTAAATAGACTTACCTTGCCACAACATAATTTGGTTATCGCCTACTGCAGCAACACCAGCCACACAAGATGGTGGTGGGCCATCCATCTCGGTATCTAATTCTTCACCAAGGCTAATAATACAGTTGGTGCTGTAGTATGACTGCTCTCCAACACAATGCTCACCAACATACAGCCAGTGACCAATACCATCGCTGTCGGCCACTAACATATACCATCTGCGTTTCTTCGCATTGGCTGGTGGTGTGTCATTTGCTGTCATCTTAACGGCATCACCATCGTAAAATTCGACGTGGTTGGTTGGGTAACTAGGCTGTGATTCTTCACCACACCCATTCACATACGTAAAACAGAACGCTGTGTTAAATGGAATTTTATCGCCGCACTCACGGTCATACATCGGCACGCACAGCAAGTCAATGTCATCAGCAACACAACCTTGATCGGTAAGTGTTTCTGCGGTCGGCTTGTTCTTACAATCAGGTTTCTGCATACCTACCAAAATAGGTTTTTTCTTCTGTGTCACTCGTGTAATAGACTGTCGATACAACTGCTTATCTTCACCAACAAAGAAGAATGTGTTTTCACCTAATCTGTTCGTGTAATCAGGTGCTATTGTTGTGAAATAAGGAAAGCCTACATACACGCCATCTTGATAATGTAGTGTACGTGGCTCTCCTGTGTAATCATCACCATTTACTGTAACAGCAACAACTTGATCTCCTAGTTCAGGCAGTGGCTGAAAACGACCGCCATAAATATCCATATCCTGTGCCAACACAGAATATTTGTCACCTAATTTCTTAGGGTGGACTTTAGGGATCATCCCACCGAATTGTACAAAGTGCATTACACCACCCCGATACCAATTAAGTTTTTGCCGTTATAAATTTTTACTAAAGACCCTTTGGCATATGGACTTAAATCTACTCTAGCCAAGCCCTCTGCGTTTGTAGTTACCGGTAAATCTGTGTTGCTAACATTCACACGAAGTGCGGTACTTTTTACTGCGTGGATATACCAAGTTCCATCAGCATTTACCATTTGTGCGGCAGGGTCACCCTTGTCGCCTTTGTCACCCTTGTCGCCTTTTACTGGTGCAGGGATCGCATTTTCTGCACGAACAACACTGTCGTCACTAAGTGTAAATACGAGGTCTCGGCCATCGACTTTAACCAGTGTAATTTTGGCGGCACTATCACCAGCCACACCAGCATCGCCCTGTCTACCGGTCTCACCATTATCGCCCTTGTCGCCTTTCGGACCTTTTGGAACACGACCTGTCGCTTGAACAGTTGTGCCGTCCGGATACGTAAACGTAAGAACGCCTAATGGGCTGATGTTGATTGCTGTCGGTGTCGGGCCATCTTCGCCCTTGTCGCCTTTCGGACCACGCAACCCACTAGGTGTACCAGCATCGTTCGGGTTATCACCACATTCGTCACAACCGCCCTCGCCGCAATCACAGCCACCGCCGCATCCAGCTTTAAATAAAGCTGAACAGTCAACGGATAATGTGTTGGTAGAACAATCGTACTTGAGTGGGGACTGAACGTTCAGGGGGATTACACCATTAATATCTTCAAAGAACTCTTTATTAGATGATGTGTATGATACTTTCGCATTACTTTTAATGCAGGTACAAGCGTCACCTAAATTACGCTCAACTTCTAGTACGTCACCATCAATACCAACAACACGCATTGTCTCACAGCAAGAGTTACATCCCTCTACGGTAATGTAAAAGTGTGAACCTTTTTTAACTTGGGGGAAGTTTTTGCCGTGTCCTTTCATTAACTGAATACGTGTAGCATCTTCAGGCACAGCTTTAGACGTGAACCCGATGCCACTATACTCGCACGAAATAAATACAAGATTGTTGTTACACGCCATCCCGATCACCTTTTACTTATCTGCTTTTTTTAATGCGTTAATTTCTTTGGTAATATTCGCTAATTCAGATTTTACGTCTGTCTTAAACGCTTCTAATTTCTCATCGACTTTGGCCGCTACTGTATCGGCAATATACTCATCCAATAAGACTGTGTTTAAGTCGATGGTAACGCACGTTCCAGCTGGGTGGTTTAACGCACCTGTTTGACCAGCATCACGTTCAACAGAAATCACACCGCCTTTTAATTCTTTAATGTGTGTATATTTGACGATCTCCGCACGGCCATTACGACCGATTAACGAGATGTATGTGTGGTCGCCCTCGTCTAATGTATTTAGTTTCTTCGCCACTTGTGCAGGGATTTCAATTTCTGTATCACTAGGGCTTACATAATTACGAAGTGCGGTAGAAAAGTGGTTGATTAGTTTTAGCATTTGTCGCTCCCATTTACACCAATGATGTGGCCACCCTCATCAATTTCGATACAGGTGTCACAAGTCCAACAAATTGTTTGTGGCTCAATCGTTTTCTTAACTTCGCCACCTGTGCAACTTGACACAAATTCGCAGAGTTGAGATGGGTTCCACTCCACTTTGACGCACGAACCTTTAGGGAACGAACTTGCGGTAGTTTCATCCTGACCACGCTCTACGTGGAATTTATCACCATTTACACTTGTGACTTTCATATACTCACGAATACCACCATTTCTAACGGTAATATAGAAATGATCTGTAGATGGCACTTTAAAACGAATACCGTCACCAACTGGTACAGTAATCACGTTATCTTTTGCAGTGATTTGTTTACTCAACTCGGTCACTAACCCGAACGGTTTAATGCTTAACATTCTTCGCAATCCTTACAATTTTGAGCTGGAATTGGTACATACTCATCGTCATACTCAGGTTTACGATCGCAACACGTTAAACCACAACGACAGTCTTCTTCGCCACAAGTAGAACATTTGTGGCAGCCATCATCTTCCGTCATATCGTACTTAATCAATCGTGCTTCACACGGAGGCAAGTAGAATAATAAGGTTATACATAAGCAGCCATCAATATAGATGTCACCCTCGTAATAACCTGTTGGTAAATCACGGAACTCATCTAGCCAATCAAAGCAGATCGCTCCATCGTTACGAACACGAGTTGGTGGTTGACACATTAATACTCGGCAATACCCTTTACGACGAATATCCATTCTTAAATAAGAACGGATAAATGGCAACGGCTTCTCATCACATCGGTAATTACCGATTAGATAACAAGCTTCTGCTGCCATACGGTCAACTTTAATTGCATCTCTTGCACGTGTGCGTGGTGCACAACGTTCTTCACAAGGTGACGGTTCGCAGCACCGTTCTACGGGTTCCCACTTCGGTGGCTCCAATCGACAGTCCGGTGTACTGCAACATTTATTGTCTTCACACCCTGACGCACTTTCAAACATTCTCTCCATTTAGGCTCTCCAATAGTTGTCAAATGGTCTTCTCATAGGGGATGTGCCAAGACGCATTTTCATTGGTACCGGACCACGTTTCTTAGTTTTAGTACGGATCTGTTTGTATTTTTCTTCTACGTTTTGTCGCAACACCAACGCATACTGCAGGTTTGTCCATTCTTGCCCTGGTATCGCATAGAGTTCTGCTAGTGCACCGTCTTTTATTTCAGTCATATAGCGTTCGTAAATGAAATCAGGGATTTCACAATCATCACGAGAAATTGACCACGAGTACTCAACACTCATATCAACTTCTAGTGGTCTAGAACAGCTCTCTTGTGGTGCTTCTCTTAATACGACACTAGGCATACCATCGTGCATTAGATCAACTTCATAATCAACTCCACGTTGTAAGGTATTCCAAGAATCATCAGGGATTGTACCAGGGCAACCAAATCGCACTTCAACCACATCAATAATAGTTCGGCACTCAATCGTGTCTATGATGTAGTCGGGTGTTTTAGCCACAAGTGGAAATTGTGCGAAATCACGTGCCACTTGTGTCTCTTGCATAAAGCGTACGATTGATTCACGCACTGCGTGTTGGATGATTGAACTAGGAGCATCCGGTGCATATGGGAAAATAAAATCCTCAAAGTCTTCAACTGTTCTAGCCATTCATCACCCCTCTACGAGAACGTTGTCGTATTTCTTCACGCTGCGTGTAGTCGTAAATCTGTAGCATGTCTAACGCATTTTTCCAATGCTGATTGCTGCGTTCTCTGTTAGCTACGTCTTCAATGTCAACGCCATACGCATAGTAGAGCATTAACTCAAAAATAATAGGTCTGAAGTTATCATCAACTTCCAACTCATCATCTTCACCACTAATTTCAGGTGGTGCATAACAAGTGATTGTCAGTGTAGCACTTACACCTTTTGGAACAGGAGGATCTACAATAATCACTTTAGGATCAGTTTCATCATATGAATACGATTTCACTGTGTACTCAGACGAAGATGAGCGGGTACTAGATGTACACACCGCTCTATTAAAACCAGTTAGGTTAGAAATCTTAGTCTCACGAACTCGTTTGGTGATTACTCCATTCTCGTCCTTTTGTCCCTGCACTGTTCTCAGAGACTTACACGGAGCTGGTAATTCTTGGATAATTCCCTCAACCAAATCCACATCAACTGTAGAGGTAAATTCCTCTTTTCGCACCATAGCGACAATCGCTATAGCATTTCTAATGTACGTAAGTAGGTCTTGTTTAGTCCAGTGAACGTAGGCAACATCGTCCTCGAACTCATTGTCCTGCAAATACCGACTTACTTCTTCAATGATCCCACTTACTTTCATAGAACCTACTTAGTGCTCATCACTTGACGCATTACATCGTTTCCATTTAAACCTGCAGGTAACGCATCCATTTGCTCTTGAGTTAAATTAACGTGCGATGGTGGAACAGCTGGATCCATTGGCGTGGCCACATACGGTGCCGGAATTGGCGGTTGTGGTGCTGGTGGGATAGGATTGTCAAGTACCTGTTGCGGCACTTCAACGTCAGTTATTTCTTCCTGTTTACCGAATCGTGTAGATTCACGCTCTTGCTCACGGAATTGTTGCTGACCTAAGTAAAAATCCATTTCTGCCTGAGTGTAAACATAACGCCCTGGCATATTATCCACTACACGACCGTTGAACGGTGTAACATATCCATCATTATCTACGAACCCAATAGGGGTACGATTTGCGTAAGGTTTGTTCATAATAATCTCCAATAAAAAAGGGGAACTACAATAGCTCCCCTCAATTCTACACCATAATTCTAGTATTTTGAACTAGAAGTAGGTACATAACATTCCGGATCCGGATAATCTGTTTCACAAGGCTCAACACCACAAGCACAAGCGTGTTGGTCGTCGAAGTGAACAAGGTCTAACATTGATGACCAGCATGTGTTCATCATAGTACCCTCTTTCAAACGTAACACAACCAAACCGTTGGTTTGTAAGAAGCCATTAACTTCGAAGCGGTGGAATCCTGCTTGTGCAGCATCAATTTCAAATTTAGCTACAACTTCAGTAGACGCATCCATTAATGCTTTTTCCGCATCAGCAACTGCTTTCTTAGCATCAGCAACTGCTTTCTTAAGATCCGCATCATCCATTTTAGCCATTAATGCAGCTTGAGCTTTTGATAATTTAGCTTTAGCTTCATCAACTGCTGTGTACAATGCTTCTTGGTCAACTGGGCTGTCAGACGCACTACCGTGGATTTCAACTTCAAACTTAGTACCTGGTACTGCTGTTTTGTTGTGGAATACGTAGTCGTTTAATTTAGTGCCAGCTGCTAACAAGTTAATTACTAACTCATCACCAACTTCTAAGTCACGCATACCATTTTCACGGTACCACATTTGATGGTTTTCATCATAGTGTGAGTAGTGGTATGGTAAAACGAAGTGACGACGTTTTAAGTGGGCTGCATACTCAACGTGTGCGTTGAATGGAGTTAATTCAGACTCCCAAGCCACATCCATCATTCCGTAGTGGCGTTTGTTACCACCTAGGAAAATCGAATAACGTTTAGCCATTAGTTGCCTCCTAAACCTGCAGGTTTGTTGAAGTTCACAGTCGCATATAATGTTGCGATGTGTTCCGGTCGAATAACTTCGAAATCGTACACTTGTAAACCACGCCAGTATTGAGCAAATGAAGTTTCCACTTGGTCAATATGTTGTTGTTTAGTCATTTGTGTAACGAAGCCAGTTGCCGTGTCTAAACCTGCAACGATTAAGTGAGCACGTTTGTCTTTGTGGTTTGGATCTACATAACTTGGCATGTTGTGCGAGAAGTAGATTTTGAAGCCAGCGATTGACGGAATTGTCTCAGCTAACATTACCGGTTTGTTACCAGTTTTGCACATGTCGTTTAACCAGTTGTTCTGTAAGAACAAGGTACGAGCTGAGCCCGGTAACACTAAGTAACGACCACGCATTGGGCATTGTGCTTCATCTAATACTGCTGCTAAGAAGCCGATGTATTGTAAGAAGTTTTCTGCATCAAGGTGGATTGGGCGGCCGTACATACCTAAGTCGTACATACCGGATACTTTACCCGCACGAGAACCACGGTTAAATGGATCTGCTTTACGAGGTACGTAGTCTAACACTTCGAAGTCAATTTGTTGTTTTAACTGTTCTTGACAGTTAGCGATAAACTCATTAACCCAAGTTTTAATGTTTTGAATTTGTTTTACATCAATTTCATCAAGTTTCAAGTTCCAGTACTTAGCACGGTTGATAACCATTGTTACGGTTTCAGTGTTAAGTTCAGAGAACTCTAATGGTTGGTTCTTTTGATAATTGAAGATTTCACCAACGGGTGCTTTACGGAAAGTGATTTGATCACCTACATCTCGGATCTCACTTGGAACCACAGAATGTGATGTGATAACACCGGTCACAGTATCATGGTATGTGCGGTGAATCATCTCTTTCGCAAACAGCGGGCTATTCAAGAATTGGTATACTCGATAACCACTCGCTGACTGCATAGTTGGTTTAGCCGTACGAATTGGGCCTGCCATATTTTATGCTCCTAACTTATGACTCATAATCGACGTTGTTGTTCATCTCTGCATCACGATAAATCTCCAAAATTCTAGAGTACTTATCAAGCGTAATAAGACCAGCATTGTAGTCGTTCTCCGCTTTAATGAGCTTAGAGTATGCCAACATTTTCGACCCTTTGTCAGAAGTAGGGGGGGTTCCTGACTGTGGTCTTCCTGGTGCAACGTTTTGCACCCCTGGTTGTTGTGTAGGTTTGAAGCCTGACACAATCTCTTTGACAGCTGCTATGTTCCCATTTTGGAGTGCTGCTGTCAATTCTGCTTCTACAGTCCATTGGCCACCTGAACGTGGTGCCGCCTGTTTTAAGTAAGCATTAAATTCAGGAGTAGCCGATGTTGTAGCTAAATCCGGTATTTCTTGGTGTAAACGAACGTGGAACTCACGTAGACGTTGTTGCTTAACTTGTTGCTCAGTTTGTTCAACGTGTTGTTGAGCTTGGGCAAGTTTATCTTCTAATGGGCGAACCGCTTGTCTGTACATTTGATTAGCAATCTGTTTTGCAACTTTTGCCACCAGTGGACTAGAGCGTTCGAACATTTCTTTTTCTTCATCGGACAACTCTGTCTCAGTAGGATCGAAAATATAATCCTTTTGAGGTTCTGCTGGTTTTTGTTCTGCAGGTTTCGGGTTGTTGATTCCTTGGAAGATACTTGCGTATGCTTCATTCTTACCTTGTTCAATAGCAAGTCTACGTTGAAGCTCAAACGGGTCAACGTTGTCTGCATTACCTACTGGTTGAGCAGGTGCTTCAGTCTTAGGTGCCGGTGCTGCAGGTTGTGCCACACTTTGTCCACCGACTGTAAATTCATCAACGTCAAAATCGTCTTCACCTTGTGATTCACCTGGTTGAGGTTCTACTGCACCTGGTTCTTCATCTGCACCTTGGTCGTGTTTACCTTGTTCAAGTTCATCTAAAAAATTGTCGAGCTCCGAGGGATCGTATTGGGTTGTCATCTCTATTTACCATTTTTAAGTTCATCAATGAGGTGCTTCAACATAGAGACACGACCACGAGCGAACTCAGTAGCTGTGTTTTCTTCGTATTGGACACGCTCTTCATTAAGCAGATCTTCTAAATACGCTGTGTATTCTTGGAACTGCACACTACTTTTCGTAAGAGCTAATACTTTCTTACGACGTTTATAAAAATTGTCTGCTGGTTTACCGTTCGACATATGGTTTAACCTCATACGTATCAATTATATTAACACACGCTCTCGTATTATCAAATCCTAAGTTTACAATACGATAGTATGCTTTTGCTGGTGTAGTATACACGAACGGACTCGTTTTGTTATCAAAAGTTACACGTTCACCTTTCACAAGTACGGGGTAGAACTTTAGATCATCCATACACTGTGACTGCTCGTCAAATGGTGAGTACTCGATACCAAACAAATCATCTTCGGTGGCACACTCGATGTGAAATACTAACGCTGTGTTGGCTTTGAACAACTTGTATGCTGAGTAGCCTTTGTTGCACTTCATTCTTGCTCCTTAACTAAATCTTCGTCAAATAACACGCCTAGAGCAACTTTGTATGCTGTGATCTTTTTACGTGTATCTTCATTCACAGGTTCACTCTCGAAGAGTTCACGTTCTAAATTTAACTCACGTAACAGAACAGCCTTGATGTCTTCTGCACCAGGGCTAGTTCTAAATACTTTTAACGCATACGCTTCTTTGCGTGAAACAACGACGGACATTTAGCACCCCTTGTTGGCGTTCATTAACAACACTTCTTTGTATTCAGAAGTTAGCGTCTCACCAATCAAGTGAACTTTGATGTCTGCGTCTGATACTTCATCATAGTATTTGTTACTGTCTAATGAACACGCAGTCACACTGTATCGTCCTTTTGGTAAGTACATTAAGTCGCAAGTCTCTCCAAATGGTATACATTCTTCATCGTTACAACAGCCATCTGATACATCTACCAATCGGAAGATTTGTACAGACGGGTTGTAGGTGAATTTATCTGTGTCACTCAACTCGGCTTTCACGTAAAGTGCGATGGCTTCGTTAATGGTTATCTCGACTGGTTTCACATCTAGTGCGACACCGTCTTCTTTTTTAATTTCTAAAGTTTTCTTAAACGCCATTATAACGCTCCAGGTTGTGGGTTGCCACCGCCACCCATACTATTCATATTGGCAATCGCACCAGCGGCAGAACCACTACGACCATCCAAGGTTGCCCCTTGTACCATCGGGTTCGGTGCTTGCGGAACACTTCCACCTGTAACAGCTCGTTGGAACTCGTAATCAGGGAATATGTCATCGGTAGGCACACCAACTGATTTGAATAACTCAAACACCAACGCTTTAATACCTTTAGCTGGAATAATAGGTTGTCCTGTTTCAGGATCCGGTAGTTGAACATATGGTGCCATAGATTGTAATGCCCATTCAAGTTTACTTTCTTTATTCTCTTTTTCAACCAATCCGCTAACACCACGAGCATGAACTCGAATATCACCTTTAATCGTTGGGTCAGAGTTAAAGAATAACTCGTAGTCGATGAACGACTGCACTGCAGGTTCAATAATGCGTTCTTCTAGAATACGCAACGCATATTTCACGGACTTACTTGCTTGGTTTAAAACCATCGCCACACCACCGCTTGTACGTCCTACTGTACCAAGGTTCTCACTCGAACCAAAGGCCACACGTGGGATTCCGACAAGCTCATAAGCTTGCTGTTGGTGGAATTGGATTACATTGATCAAGTTCGCTGATAAATCGGGAACAGTGTAAAAACGAATCGCTGGCATACCATTGTGCTTCGTATCATACACCACCGGTCGTAATGAGTTCGGGATAACAATTCGTGGGTCATCTTCATCAACCAAACGTGACTCATCTACCTCACCTTGTACACCACTCGCATATGAAAGGTTCACCACGTGTGCCACTGCAGTAGCAGTCAAAATACGCTGTGTATCGGCTAAACGTGTTGTAATACACTCACCCCAAAACGAACCAGGAATCGGCTCAAAAGACGCTGCATAGAACGGTCGTAATCCCAATGGATCAGGGTTTAATGTCGCCTTGATCACGATGTCATCAATGATCCAAATCTCAGCTTCATAGTTGCGGTTCTCGTCTTCTACAGACACACCAAACGCTGCAAGAATATTACCTTGAATAGAACCGTAGAATCCTAAACAGTCAAACGCACCTTGTGCCTTGCTGTGGTCGCCATCTTCATCAGACGGAATACCCTCTAAGTCTGAGTCAGGTCTATTCTCGCTCTCCTCATACGGCTCCAAATAACCGTTCGGATACAACTCGAAAACATCATCGAGTCCATCCTTTGAATATCCTGGTAACGCATAACACGTAGCCAGTTCTGTACGTGTCACCTTGCGTCTCTCGATGACGTATTCGGCACTCTGCACATCTTGGGCATATGGAGCTGGGTAGAAATCAAACGGACTGATATTTTCAACAGAGCGTACAACACGTTTACGAACGACTTGACGACCGTCTTCCGGACTCCACTCTTTCCACATCTTCTGCTTCATCGCAGGTACTTTTAAAATCGCTGCAGGGTATGCCACAAAGTTATAGATGAAATCACCAAACTCAGGTAGCCAATCGGCATCCTGCAGTCTGTCTTGAATAAGCGTATTCATTCGTGCTGCTGCCGCATCTGCAAGGCGTTGCTTCTCAAGCGTACCTGCAGCCATCAAGTTCTCTTGTACGTCAGCCTCAATCTCCGCATCAGTCGGTACAATGCCCTCTTGCTGCATAGCCGCATACTTCTTGAGTAACACGTCCATTACAGTACGCTCAGCACCTTTGTCTAAGTCAACAACAGGAGATGCCTTAATAACAAATGGGCTCTCCAAACTGTTGGCAAACACATCACGGATTAGACCAACCGTACCACGAACAATAGGCGAAGTAATGTTACAGTTGGCATCCACTTCCGGATCAATACCAACCCCACCAATACGTTCACCTTTAATTTGCTTCAAGCACTGGGTGAGCGTGTCATAAATCTCACCCTTGGCATAGCGTGCTTCTTCAAAGCGTTTACGTACGTACGCACCTAAGTCCGCTCGTATCTGTCTCTGTCTTTTCTTAGAGAGCTCAGCCATTGTATCACCTACTTATTACGTTGCACTTTGCCCAACACGCCTGCGTTGCGTCGGCAACGACATTTGTCTAACTGCATATTATTCTCCTACATAGCACTTCGTTTTAACGATGGCAGCACTCTACGTCTACGCTGCTTCATTCCCACCAGTGCATTATAACCCATACACAAATATGAGAGAGCATCACATAAATCCGAGCACCACCCCTCGTGTGATTTCGTCGGTACATCACGAACCGTATCATTACGGCCCTTAACTTTCTCATAAATATAAGTTGAGCCAATCGCCTCAATTATATACTTACAGTTGTCTGTAATCAAAATTGCTGGTCGACCCTCACCATCTAATCGAGTTAATCTCTGTTTAACCGCTTCCAACCGTGGTTGTAATTTGTTATTACCACCCGGATCTTCAATCGGTATCCCGTGTTTCAACAACACATCAAACGGGGAAACATCCAACGCTTGTGTCTCAACATTACCAGCCGGGTCTCCCCACGCTCCCTCTATTGTGCTACGAGGATACTTTTGACGCAAGACCGGAAAGAGAAAATCTGTACATAAGGTATCAATAGAAATATCTTCTCCCATCACCTCATCAATCACAATAAGCTTGCCGCTTTGTGTCGCTGTTGCAATCGTACACACCGGTGTACGACCAAAGTCGAATCCCAAATAAAGACGTAACGACGATGGTAACTTCTCGTGTCCACCAACCCAAACGTGTGTGTCTCGTCTGAACTCAGGGTACACAACCTTACCTGTAACAATATCTGCGAAGTCACCCTCAACGTAGGCTCTCACACGCTGACGATCCCCACTCAGCATATTGAAGTAGTATCCATACCCACCCGGTAAGTTATCAATGTTCTCAGCTAATGGATTCGGTACCCATTCGCCCTCTGCTTTCTCAATAAGACCACCTGGCTGACGGAATAACTCAAACTGTTTTCGCCCCGTCGCTGCTTCGATTTTCGCAAACTCTTTGTCACGAGATCCTAACGACCATTGGTATAACCAGTGGTCTTTACGTGGACCGTTAGTCGCCCCAATTAACCCAACCCACGTCGGCTTTCCTTTACGCCCACTCGGATAACGACCCAAACGTCTCACTACCGAGTCAATCAATTCTTCCGGAAGTTCTGAAATCTCATCGAGCATCGCATTAGTAGGTTCATAACCCAAGAGCTTACTTACCGCATCTTCTGTATCAAACGATACAAACTCAATATCCCAATGTACGTATGTCTCATCAGACAATCTTGCACGAACGTGAGCAGTCGGTGGAAATGACCCTTTCTTAAATGTGATCGCCTCACCCAACCAACCTAACATATTCTCAAAGGTAGGGATGGTGGCAGACTTCAAAACCTGATACGTATTACGACCGACAAGTGTGCGAGAGTACCGCACTTTATCTTCTGCCGGTTCTTGTAAGCACGCACGTCTAAACAATTCAACCGCCATATAAGATGTCTTGGCACTGTTGCCTGTGCAAAAGGTATACTCACCCTGTTTGGCATAAAACACACCCGTTGATGTGTGAGGGCAATACATATACTCATAATCAGGCTCAATTTCAGTTACCGTAGCAAATCTTAAATTGACGTGTCTTGTGTAGGACTTCTCATACATATCCGTTTTGATTAGTATGAACGGCATTTCTTCACGTCGTATAATCCCGGCCAACTCTTCCGCTGTGATACATTTATATTCCGTGTCTGAGTAACCATTTAAATACCAAATCTTATGCTCACGGCTTACAGTCATCGACAGGTACGATGTATCAAACTTATACATATTGCTAGCCGGGTAGCGGTCTAACACTACATCTTCAAAACGACTTTCTTTCGTGTTAAAATCAATCACCTTGATGTTAGTCGGACACGTGTCAATTCTAACCCACCCATCAGGTGTCAACACCTCAGAATCAGGCGGCAAGCATCCAGCTGGTCCTACCACGAACTTAATGAACGCATCACTACGTGCAAACGCATTAAGCGTCGGGTACTTGTTTAGGTCAAATGTATTAGCGTTCTGACTCATTCGCTACCTCGTTAAACATATTTACATCCACTACCGTCTCCTCTTTCGGAATCAGTTTGCTCACCGGTGTCACATCAATCGCCTCACGCACCGGAGGAAGTTGTGACGGATCGCCGAATGAGAAGTTGACCACCATACCTGCAGCACTTGTTACCTCATCGCCTTTGGCCACCGCTCCCTTGCTAATGACCTGGGTATGAGTAAGTGTCGCCATCTGTTTCAACTCTCTCACCACCATACAAACTTCATTCGGCTTAATATCTTCACGTATCAGTTGTGCCGCCAGTACGTCAACCGCACCCTCTAGTGCCGCCGCCGCTTTCATCTGTGCCGTAATTAAGACGCCCTCGTCCATCATCATCCGTAGGTTCTTCACCTCGGACTTAAATATCGGCATCTCAATGATCTTGGCCAGGTCACTGGCATCTAACCCATACTGCTCGATAATCTCCACACCGTGCTGCTTACCAAACAGAACGATGTCACGAGCCAAACTCGGTATGAATATATTTTTGTAAAACGCAGCACGTGACGCCCCGTCGGACGTATCAGCCTCGCTTTTCGTAATCAAATCCTGTATTGTCTTATCACTCACGGGGGGAATCTCCTAATTAATACCCTTGTATTTTACACAGACATCAATGAGGACGCAATGACTTACCAATATCAATATGTCCAATCAGGACAATCACAAACCAAAGATGAGGTGCTCGACCAACTCACTAAGTGGGATGTAGGAAAAAACGGACAGGTTAAACAGGGTGGTAGCTTCGGCCCAGGCGGCAATTTCCCCAACGGCACCATCTTCGAGAACGCCACACTAACCAACTTCATCAAGTTCGGAGACGGCTGCATCTTCGTCAACTGTAACTTCAAGCACAACAAAAAGGCCCCATTCTCCACGTTCGGAGACGGCTGTGTGTTCGACAACTGCACAATCAACGGAGTCACCATACCGAAAACGGCCGTCCTCAACAAGTGTAAAATAGGAACTGCCTCCGTACAAACGTCCTATATCAATAACAAACGGGAAGAAAAACCTGCAGGTGGAGCCATCGTCGCTAAGCACCCTGAGACACAAGGCACCCGCATCACCAACTGGGACGGGGACATTACCCTACAACCTGGTATTCACGGACCATCCACCGCCACCGTCACGACCAACAAAACGGAAGATTTGCCACCAGCTGTATAACATACAACACCGGCTGTATGATTTACCTCATTGGCTTCGCCAATGGTGTGCCGCTATGTACTACGTACATACCGACCCACAAATAAAAGAGGCTCTACCTCGCTATGAAAGTAGAGCCTAAAAAGGAATTTTATGAAATTTAGTTTAGCTAAAGCTTTGCAACAAGCCTATGTCTGATATTCACAAAGTTCTCGGTCCCGTGCATATCGGTGGTATGTCTCAAGTTCGGACTCAGGATGCCTCCTGTCTACACACAAGGTAAAAAGGAACTTCTTCGTAAGAAGCTTTCAATGGGTATGAACGACCCGACGAAAAGAAAAACCTCTATGTAGAGACTTAAAACACACCACCGATATACAGTGGAGGCAGGTGCAGGAATCGAACCTGCGTTACATCCGTTTTTCAAAGATGTGTAATTCTCCAATTATACGAACCTACCTTTAATAGCCTGCTAACGCAGAACTTAAGTGTACCCTACGACGAGCCCCCCTCGGAGTGTGACAGCCTCCTGGAGTTACCCAGGCACTGCCTGACAAACCTGCTACGTGCAGGGTACAAGTCGTATTATAGGCGAACACTTACTAAACAGCAAGAGCCCATTACACTTTTTGTTTCAACGAGTATCTCGCCACCGCACCAACGATGCGAAGAAACGACTGGTGAGACATCTTACCCCGAAAATCACGGGCAATTCTTGAAACAAACACTTTACCAATCCCACCCGTCTGAACAAGCTCAGCACTACGAGGCGAACCGTCCACCGTCAATGTGGCACCTGTATAGTAACAACGACCCTGCTGAGATGTCCAAAGGGCCAGGTATGACCCAACCACCGCTCTCATTGGTACATTCTTTCTCTCTTTACGAGCCAGCGTCAATAAGTGCTTCACTACTTCTACACTTACTTTCGCTTCTTTAGCCAACGATTGGAGGTCTTCGTCACTTAGCTGCATCGCCTCGTGACGCTTCGGTATCACGCCTTGCTTTTGTAATCGTTTGATTACGTCTCGAACAGTGTTGACACTAAACCCTAGGGTGTTGGCAATCGACTGTCTCGAAAGACCTGCGTTCCATAACCCCTGTATCTGTGCCTTATGTTCCTCTGTTACTCTGCGTCTCTGCTGTGCCATCACTTCTATAGTATGTATGTTGTGTAAGTTGGAGCGTCCGAGGGGGACCCGTCGCCTTGATGATTGGTATTCTACTTGGTGCTACGTTGGGTGTCAAGTAGGGGGTGGGTGAATTTTGAGGGGTGGGGTGCTTTGTGGTTGGAGGAGTTGTGGTGGGATGTGGGGGGAGGGGCCTCTGCGGTTGGTATGCTCTTTCTTCTATATATAGTAGAAGTGTGGATGCAGAGAGGCGTCGATGCGTGAGTAGCTTCTTCTTATATATAGTAGGGCGTTTGTGTATGAGTGGCATTGCTATTATTCCCGTCGCATCTCTGCGGCTTAGCGGCGTAGCCAAACCGGAGAACCTTAGTCTCGTGTATGCTGTGCGTACAGGTTGATGAGGGTGGCATAGCACTCGAACGCCTACCCCTGTGATAGTGAAGTGTGGGGCTCGCCAATCCAAATTCCCATAGGGGGGCGTAACGCAGCGACCAAGCAACGAAAAATCTGCGGGCGTGCGAACGTGAGAACAGAACAACAAAGGAACGGCAAGGCAAGGCGAAAGAGAAGAAAGAAAACTAGACAAGCGAAAGATAAAAAATTGTGATAGTGCTTTACGGTGCGGTGCTTTTGTCTTTTTGTTCCTTTGCTTTTTAACTGTTTAATTGCTCAAAAAATAAGCAATTAACACAATTATTTTTAAAAAAGTGTTGCATTTTATTTTCTCACTTGCTATAATTCAATCCGAAAGTTAGGGAATATCCCTAGCAATTTAGAAGATAGGCGATCTGCCTTTAACCGTTAAACAAAAAATCGTATTTAGAAAATACGAAAAAACTTAAAAAGGAAAAATTATGACTACTTTATTCAATGCTAACGATAAAAAACAAGTTTTATCAATTCTAGACAATCACGAAAAAAACACGTTATCGCTAAAACTGATTTTTCGTAAATCTTGCTCAAGCTTATTAGAAAATAGCGATTTAAACGTGCAAGGCGTAGCTATGGAAATAGCAAAGGAATTGTATGGACAAGATTTTAAATCAGGAAAATCAGGTTATAGCAAGCCTGCTATTGATAAGATTTTCAAGAAGTCTTTTATTGAAGAACACTTCACGTTGGAAAATACAAGCACTTATTCTTTAAAAGGCGATCGTAAATGGTCAGACTTCAAAAAAGAATTTTTAAGCGAAAAAGAAGAAGCATTGTGCAAAGAGCAAGGTAAATCATTCTTCAAACGTGTGCATGACCGTAAGTATCAAATGATCGCAAATGCAATTACAGATCTTAGAAATGAACAAGGAATCAAACCGTCTGAGAGTGTTAAAAAGAAAAAATCACTTGCCGAACTAGTGAAAAGTTTTAAATCTCAGATCACTAACAAATTAGTAGAAAATGAATTTGATAAAACCGCCGTTTTGTCAGAATTAGAAGAACTAAAAAATTACATTGCAAACATTGCATAACCCAAAGGCTAGGTTTTCCCTAGCCTTTTTTATTATCTAAATTTTAAGCCTTAACCGCTTTTTTGTGGTTAAGGCTTTTTTGTTTTCTGAATTTGTAGATTTTTCGCCCTTATATTTTCGTATTTTTGAAATACGAAAAAATATATAGCTTGCTAGATATTTGTAAAATACGATTTTTGTATTGTCTTTATTTCCTTTTATATAGGCGAAAACGCAAAGGAACGCAGGCACGTAGAGCCTAAGCCTCTTAGATGCGTGATAGTGCCACGGGCGTGATAGTAAAGTGGCTGATGGCGAACGGTGCGATGATGGCGTTGTATGGTGGGAAATGTAGTGGGCGGTGCTGATGGCGGAAAGGCGTCGAACCGTAGCGTTGTAGCACCGCAGAGGCTTAGAGGCGTTGGTACTGGCACAGGCGGACGCAGGCGAAAACGGCAAATCGAAAGCGAAAAAAGTAAAAAATGTATATAATAATAAAATAATATTAATATTATA